AAAATAATGCGCTTGTTCTACAAACTCTATATGTAGATCCAGTATCAAGGGACCGTGGATTGATACATGTCGGATTAATATGACGGTTTACGCTACTCCCTGGGCAAGAATAGTATAACGAAGTCCCAAAAAATTGTGTGTATTCTAATATTTAGAAGATTGTGCTACACACTCTATAATCCTAAGTATTCGCACAGTACAAACTTGGATAAACGAAGTACAAGTTTAGACCTAAAGTTCTAAGTTATCTCAAAGGAGAGGATTATAAGAACTTTAAAAAACTCAATAACTTCGGAGTAGCGTAAGCTACGGAGTTGTGTAACAATCCCAAGACATTGAGGGCACCAGTTTCTTATTGAAAAGCGAGACTATATTGTAAATTCGATTGATTAGTTCAAAGATGTACGAAAAGGATTTAAAACCTTTGTCAATCAATGCCGTATAATGCTATAAATATAAGTTTTAGGTGTAAAATGCATTCTATCTCTTTCAACCGCATCAGAAGAAGAGAATAGATAAAACGTGAGTGCAACGTTATCACTTTGATGAGTATGGGCTCTTCTAATTAGCCATCTACGCGGTAATAGAAAATATGAAATCTGAGAATCGCAAACTCGCTCAGAGAGTAAGAAGTGGCATATATACATAATGGTCAAATGTATATATGAATTTTAAATTAAGTAGGAGTTGCCAAGAGTAAGACACTTGAACAATAAGTCTAGCTGATAAGTAAGTTCTTTATAAGAGAACATTTCCATTACGAATTCAGTCGCAAATTGTAGAATTAGCTACTCTACAATTTAGTGAACGTTAGTAACGTTGTAATATAATATAGTCTTTGGAAGGATTATAGTGTATTACTAAATAACTCCTCATCTTATTCTAGATATGTAAGATGAGGGCTGTCGTATCTGTAGATACCCGATGAGTCTTTGAAAATTAAGACGAAACAGCAATCATTAACTAAAATAAACAATCATATGGATAGAGACACAGAATTAGGTATGTTATCAGTAATAATCACAATGATAGTATTATATCTATCTATATGGTTATTTAACTAAGATATACAGATTTATTCGCAAAGTAATTATTCTATGAAATGCAAATTATCCTCATATGTTGTGAAACATAGTTTAACCACGTTAAAGTATAATAATATAAGTTAGGTATGCCCTTATAAAGACTTAGGTAGCGCTAAGGACTATATTATTATACTTCTCTTCTTAATGCAGCCAGCGGTCAGTGACAAGCCTGAATAATCCAACTTTGGTGAATGCAGAGTCAAGAATAATCTATTACCATTACTACGTATCCCTATGCACAAGAGATATAGAGTTGAGAAGATAATAGATTATAATCCACGTGGTAGATGCAGTTGTAGGTTCCAACTGGTGCACATCTTATTAGAGACAGAAACCAAGCTCGAAGTAAGCAGAGCGAAGATAGAAGCTATACCTCGATAGGCTTAATGAGGTGCTTAACAGTCTGACACTAACTGAACAATAAGTGTCTATATAAGTTCTTTATAATTAAAAATGTAAGAATATGTTGGGCAACGTGTGGTGACGCTATTACTTAGGGAGTAGGCCCGTAACAGTACAGCTCGACTAAGGATAAGAGAAAATGAGGCATCTTATCTGTGCAGCTCGTAGCATAGCTTATAGTCACTCGACACATACATGACTATATTAATGCGCTTACTCTATTATTTTTATTGCATTAACTAACAAATAAATCAATTATATGGAAACAAAAGTAATACTATTCACTGTTTATCTAATATTAAGCATACTTGGTTCTATTCTTTTTCTTAAAGATATATATAAAACACATAAAGAGTTAACATTAGGAGATATAGTAACATTTTTAGTAGTTACTCCTGTAGGACCAATTATTCTATTATGTTTTTTAACAAAATATCTTGATAAATTTAAAATACTAAAAAAGTAACTAACAATAATATCAAATTATGAAGAAAATAAATCGTATTCAACAGTATGTGATAGATAATCTCATTGAAGATGAGAAATTATCTACAAATAGTCTACTAGATGCAACGTCTAAGGTATGTTCAAAGGAACAATTTGATAATATACTATCTATTCTTGTAGAAACACCTGTTCCTTGTACAAACATGCCTGAATCAGAAAGCAAAATAAGCTTAGTAAGAATGAGTATGTTTATACCGAAAAAGTTAGTAAATTCTACTAAAATGGAGGTAATAAAAATACTAAAAAACCAATTTGATCTCGATATTAAACAAGCTAAAGAATATGCAGATAGTTGCATAGGAAAATACAATATATTTCCTAAGATTGTTGTACAAGAAGACGTAGATACTATTGCCGAAAAATTAGAACCTTATAATGTAACTATATCTACTAGGATTTTATAATAAGTTAATGCAGTAAATATTACTGCATCTATACTGTGAGAATCAGTATCAACTTTGTGGGGCTTATATTCAGTTATCCCTTATGTAAAATGGGAGTCATGACCTAATAATATCATAATATAAACTGATATTAGTGCAGAGAAATCAGAGACAATATACATTTTAGTGCGATTGATGTATATGAGTAAAGGTCATAATAAAACAGAGAATAATGATCAAGGGATGTCTTAAACGACAGGTTGAGAGTAACAACGTAAAAGCACAAATTACTAAGTCAGAGGAACCCATCTCTGGCGCTCTTTAAGGTGAGAATCCTTAACAATCCTGTGGGGCTTATATCTCAGCACTTATTACCACTCTGAGGGGTGGCAGATAAAATTCATTATTGATAGTATGTTATACTAGTCACTGACTAAGTGAGGTATATTGCATTATTAATAATGTGACTGAGTATTAGTGCAGACGTTAAAATCAGGAACAACTACATCATTACTAACAATATTATCGGTCACAAGTCTAACAATAATATGATGTAGCCAAGTTTATCCGTCCTTAGATTTATAGTATGAGCCATTTGTTTATTTAATCATCGTTTCATTCTTAATTGCACAGATTGATTAATTAAGCATAACAGTAAGCGTACTGTTGTCAGTATATTTATATGTGAATATAGATATACTGATTGCACTCAAAAGCTGGCCTTCACGTGGCGAGTGTGTTAAGTAATAGGTCTAAAAAATCTTCCAGTTTTACCTATGAAAACTAACAGCTACCTTTTTATTAACTTTAAAAACTATCAATGTTATGGAAATATTTTTAAGAGCCTTATTAGCAACAGCTATAGTATCAGCATCAGCAGTGTACTTAGGAATAATTACAGATTGGAAAGAAAGAGATATTAAAATAGGTCTTACAATTGCCGTAATATGCACAATAATTCTCCTAATAACAATAATAGTTTTTAATTTGGACGCCCAGATGGCGAAATAGGTAGACGCTAAGGTCTTAAACACCTTTGACCATTGGTCGTGCGGGTTCGACTCCCGCTCTGGGTACAATTAGTAATTAACATTAAAATCAATTTATGATAAAAGTAATTAAATATTATGAACTAAACCGAATTAGTAGAGTATTAGTAACAGCAATAATAACATATATTATTGGCATTCTAATTAAAAGAGAATATGAAGAGTCCAAAACTGTATATAATTTTGTAGATTTACAAATGAAGTACAAGAATTATATATTAGTTAATAAAGAGAGAAGTATTACTAATGATGAAGAATATAAGTTCACATTGCATAATCCTATTACAAATCAAAATAGTACTGTATACGTAAAATACTATTTATATCATCATGTATATTTTGTTGGAGATACTATAAAGTAACATTTTAATCAATAAAAGTATGAAAAGAGAAGAAATTAAATCTTACAAAGATGCTTGTAAAGTAATAGGTAGAAAGCCTAGAACTTATAAGGATAAGCATTTAAATCTGTATGAACAGCTTAGTACAATTATAGCTGCTCTAAATTTCATTAGTAACAGTAATAAACCTTGGACACCTAAGTTCAATTATTACTACATCTATTCTTGGTTATACAGAAAAGATGGATATAATAAATCTGCGGGTTTGTTCTATTTGGCTTCTTACGATGGGTTGGACGGTTCCGTTGCTCCTGTCGGGACTTCTATAAAGATAAAAGAGAGAGAAGATGGAAATTACATAATAGAAAACTTTAAAGAACTACTCCAAGATTGGTTTTGGGGAGATTAATTACTAATTTTTAAAACATTATCAAAATGGAAAATGAAATGATGGCGAGACCTGAACCGCCAAGGAGAACTGTTTGGGTAGTAGTAACAATCCTTGCTTTAATAGGCATGATTGGAGCAATAATTTACGCAGAGCGTGAAAACATTGCTAATTTCTTAAATGGTGTAAACCAAGAAGAAGTACAAGAAGATGCGCATATTACTATTGAAGAACCTGTAGCAACAATACAGGATATTCTTGATATGCGTGAGCAAATGAGAGAAGATAGAAGGATTGATAGTGTATTTTTAGCTATGCCAAAGGTAGTACTAATTGATATTTTGATGCAGCATGGTACATCGTTGTCTATAAAAGACATGATTTACATATATGAATCAAACACATCAACGTATAACACAGTACTATCTGGAGCAAGAGCTCAAAAATATCTTGATGACTCTATACAAACTCATGTTATATCACCAGCTGTAAACGACTCTATTTAATACTAGACCTCCTTTCTGGTTAATATTAGAGTCTAGTATACTCAGTCTGTGAAGATAGAGTATACGTCCTCAGAAAATGACAAACATGTGGGGCGTAAGTAGCTAAGCAGTAATGGTATAGTATCAGCAATGACCATTACGCCGAAACTGATTGCTATGATCGTGCGGACGTTAAAATCATGTACTCTAATAAGATTTAGTTTGACAGCTACTTCTGCTTATGAGTTAAAACTATAGTGAGAGTCATAGTAAGTAACGATTGTGGTCGTTCATCTTTGTCTTATAACAAATGCTATAAACTAGGTTGGCACTAACTTAATTAAATCCTGAGTGTCCAGGCGTCATTATTAACAATTTAAATTTTTAGAGACATGAAAAAGATTGGAAAATTTTTATTTGTAGAGCAATGCTTTGCAGATACTGAAGAAACAAAAACTGCAGTAGTCAATATTGATTATATTGATAGCATAACTTTGAGAACTTAATTTCAGAGGAAGAATGGTAGTCAACAAAGTAAAAGAAGGTCGTAAGTTAACTGAGATAAAGTTCAGTAACGACCACTATCTTGCAAATCTATTAGCTACTACTAAAGTACTTGGTATATCATTAGAACGAGCTAAAAAGCTATGTAGAACAGTACCTGGTAAGAGAGTAGAAGTTAATCCACCTATTGAGATTATTAGTAAATTAAATACTGATAAACTATTTGAAGAATTAGAGGAATATGAAATAGAAGTATCTATCAGTATTCCTAGTAAATAACTTATCAAAAGTAAAATATGAAAGCAATTATTATTTCATTTGAAGGAGTTATAAAAGATGATGATATTTTTGCATCACTATTAGCCTCCTATATAGAGAAACATATAAATACTGAATCTGTAGACATCCATATCCTATCAGATATAGATGTAACAAATGCTTTAATAGCTAAATGTTTAACTCCATCTGCTATAGCAGTAGATAGACCAGCTAATCCACAAATTGCAGTAGTAAAAGACTTCTGTAAGAAGATTATTGCATCTATTGGTTCACCTGCTCTCAAGACACGAGAGCTATTGAATTCAGAACTATGTAAGTTCTTAGTACAACAGAATCGTGAGGTTATTAGTGTTCCAGTAAGTATTATTGCTAAAGTAAATACTACTGCCGCATATTACGAACATCGTAAGGCACTAAAGGAATACGGTTTATCCGCATTACCTGAGTTATTACGAGATATTAATCCTCTATTTAAATTTTACTAGTATGGCAAAGAAAAATAATGAAGAGCCTCCAAAGGAATTCAAAAAGAAGCCAAAACATAAAAAAGATGGAGCCTTATAATCGTAAGAAAGCATGGAAGTAAACAATGATTGTCCTACACTTGATAATCATATCAACTGTAGTGAGTGTACTCATGAGTGTAAACTCAGAATGCAACTAAAGAATAGTAAAGAAGTAGAGGTTCCGCCAGAGCCTCTACTCAATACTATATATTACTAATTTAAATTGTTAGTAAAATGGTGGATTCAGTCAACCTAAAGAACTATTTATAACCAAATCCCTAATGGAAGTTTAGCAGTTGCTAAACTGCTATTCAAGAGTACAATGGACTATACAACGGTCAACCAATTTATTGGTCAGTGATGAAGGAAACGGGTTACCTATGAATAAGAGATACAAATAAATAGGATAGTTCTTTTTAATTATTACTTAAATTTACTAAAAGATATGAGTAAAATCAAACGTATAGAAGCTCTAAAAGAATTTATAGAGCTAGAAAAATTGAACAAAGAGCCAGTACAAAAATATATTGACCTGGCTGAAGAGGAAATAGCTAAACTTGAAGCATACTTAAAGAAAGAGCACCAAAGAGTAGCTAATTACCTTATTCTTATATCTATAAATCGTAAGAAACGAGAAACAGCATACGAAAATCGTAAGCTGATAAAAGCAGGTAAAAGAGAAAGCTGTCGCCAACGTAAAATTCGATTGAATCGAGAGCGTAAACAAGCACTTAAATCTGCTTAAATATTATTAACTAAAATTAAAAGAATTTATGGCTAAAAAAGAAAGAGAAGCATTAGCTTTTGTCCGCAAAACAAAAGGAGCTAAAGACATCTTGTTTGCTGTTACAGGCATGCCTGAAAGAACAACTGCGCCTAAAGAAACAGCACATTACATCTTATTCAGCGGTAATAAAAACAAACGCTATAAGATGAAAATTAATACCTGTGAGTTTGAAAATATCGACGGTAAAGTAAATCGTTTGAAAGTAGTATCTGCTACACCAAACTTTGAGGAAGTAAAAGGTATAGAATTAAAAGAAATGTACGATAAGTGCTGTCCAGCATTTAAAAGAGCATTCCCACTATAATGTCATATTATATGACCAATATAGTCATCACTCCTACTTTATATGAGGAGAAAAGATTAGAAGCTATATCATACTTTAGCAGATGTAGTAGAGAAGCAGCACTAAGAATCCACAAAAAGAACAAATATAAAGATATTAAATTGAAGCTAAACACTATAGCAGTAGCTATAATAGAGGCTAAAAAGAGATATTTTAGTGATTGTTCTTTCATTAAGATTATATTATAGTGTTAAATAAATTTTATTGTTAAATCAATTAAACTGTATTCAAAATGGCAGAAAAGAAAATGAACATCCTCTTAGAGGAAGTAAATGGAGAAAATATCCAAGATGTAATCGCTAACTCTAGTAAAGTAACTGAAGACATTGCTACCAAGGCAGCTGAGAAGATTGCTGAACGTCGCAAAGAGAAGCTGACAAATGAGTTAGTTGCTATTGTACAGAAATGTGAATTTACAGTATCCTCTGCGGTACTGCAAGTTCGCCGTTCTAATCGTACAAACCAACGTATTAAAACCTACCTGAAGGATTTGTCTACACTTGCTGAAGATATCAAGAGTGGAAATAAGCCTGTGTCTGCATGGGATAAAGAAGCTCGCGAGATGAAGAAGCAGTATGATAAAGACCTTATCGAAATCGGTAAGAGTATTGACGAATCTCAAAAAGAACTGCGTGATATCTTCCCGGATTCCTGGCAGTGGATGTACGATGAGTTAGTACCTGGTGTAAACCGTCGCTAACTCAAAACAAACAAAATAAAAGAGGTTCCAAGCTTAGAATCTTTGAATCAATAGCTTAGTATGTGAGTCGGAAGTGGTTCTTTTGAACTACATTGGGCCTGAGGCATATAAAGACCTGAATTAACAGGTCTCATACAGAATTTTTAAATCAGTTATGGGGAACTACCGTGAACTACTGATCATAAGTCTGAGATCGCGACAATAAGATTGTCCTCTAGAGATAGAGAAACGCCTTAGTCGTGACATCAAGTTTAGACTGAATAATATGAATCTTTGAATCGCTTAAAGTATCTATACTTTAACTATTATTCGTGTATTATCAAGATCAGTATAAGAGAACTAACCATTCTCAAGACCATAGGGTATACAACTTTGGTCGGTTGTATACCCACATTGACTGTTAGGTCTATGAATCAGTCGTATGGACGAGGGTTTGATCCCCTCCAGCTCCACTCACTATGACGTCTAAGGTGACTTCTATTGCTAGCGTTTCCCTCGAAGTAAAATGATAGGAAACGCATATGGGGCTGAATGAATTTGACAGCGACAATGTGAAGTAGAATAGGTCAATACGCAGATAACTGGCAATACAAGTTATGTAATGGACTATACTGGTATCGCAGCATGATAACAGAGTCCAACGGCTAAGCTAATGTCGTAGAAAGCTGGAGTAAGGATAGCACTCAGTTGGTAGAGCGGTGAGATAGTATCAAAAGCTGGTATCGGAGGTTCGAGTCCTCCCCTTACTACAAATATAGAGTGTTCAGTTAATAGGCAAGCGCAGGGAGCAGGGAAGTATAGTAGGGAGACCCTACTACGCTATTCTATAGTTCATTAACGTAGAAATAGCGCTGTATCCAATCGGCATTATAGGTTCGAGTCCTATACACTCTACAATTAAAAACTAATTAATATGGAAAGTAAAATCAATTATTTAAGAGAAAATTATAAGAGTACTAAAAATTATATAGTTACTTGGGAACACTCTTATATACCTAAAGAGGATAGGTATATGTATTTCTTATATATATAGTATACTGGATTAAATAGTACTGTATTATTTAAAAGCAGTGTAGATTACACATATTTAACGACGCTATTTGATCTGTTTATGAAGAATTTTTAGTTTAATCAATAAATTAATTTGAAATGGGATTAATGAATTTTATTAGACAGAATCTTCCAGAATCATGGGAGAAAGCTGCAACAGAGATGAGAATGAAGACCGAATTAATAACTCGTCTTCATAACGTAGTACCTCGTGCTTATAAGAATAAGTATCACTACAAAGAAGGAATATCTTATATTAGAAGAGTATTCAATACTAAATGTGATATAATACATTTAGTAGATGCTACTGATATAGATATTACTAAATGGAATGAATTAAGTAGTAAAATAAAAGAATACGAATATCAATGCGTGTAAGATATTTTGCTTGGTTTGACTCTAAACATGAAAGAACAGAGTTCATTAACTTACTCAGATCAGCTAAGTCTGATATTGATGCAGTTAATAAAGTGATGCAAAAGTATCCAGAATTAACTTTATCAGAAGTATCTGGAATAGTAAATAACTTTAAAAAAGAAATTAATCAACCATGAGACTCAATCATCCTGGTATCTACAGAATTGTAGGTGAAAACTTTGAACTTCTTGCTAATATAATTGGAGAAGTTCCTTGTATGAGAATTACTTCTGCACTATTAGTTAATGACCTAGTACAGAAAGGAGAATTCACTATACTTCCTGAAGACTCTATTGAAATTCAGAGTGTATTAGCAAATCCTGACAAATTTGTTTTTCTAGAGTATGAATACTCGGAAATATGTTCATTACCATCTTATCGTCAATCGATACATGGTACAAAAATGCCTAATATAACTGATGAACAGTTAAAGACATTTACTAATAAATACCTTGAAGATATTGGAATATATGGGAGAGGTGTAGCTGCAACTAAAGCTTATATATTAGAAACTACAGGCTGGTCATTAGCACAAATTAATGTAGTACTAATGAAAATAGCTAAAAGAGTAAAGCAGCAATATGTTAATTTATAGTTTGACAAACCATATATATACCACTTGGGGAGTTAAGTATAGTTCATTTAACTGGCGACCTGAGTGGTATACCTTTTTAAGAATACAAAAAAGGGAATTAAAAGAACTAGAGTTTCATGAATCTTATAAAGTTCAAACTGTAAAATATTTAATATTTTGGTTTGATAATAGGATAATACAAAAGATAGGAGTAGATAAAGATTTAACTCTAAAAGTTCGTATAAGAATATTATGTGGATTAATTAATAATGCTCCTACTAGTGTACTTACTAGACCTATGAAAATAGAATTCATGGAATGTATATGGGATACTTATAATAAATTCTACAAAGATTGGTATGAATATTATTGTAGGAATGTACTAGAATTGCCATTTTAAGTCTATAGAGTCTTGATTGACTCTATAGGCACACTAAAGCCCGTAATTATGACAGATGAAGAAAGACAACAGCTTTTAGATCTGATCAAGCAGGCTAAAGAAGGTAAACAACATGCCTTCACACAGCTTTATAATCGTTATCACAGAATTATATACAATACTATATATAATATTGTACATAATAAGGATGTAACAGATGATTTAGTATCTGTAACGTTTACTAAAGCTTTCTTTAAGATAGCTAGTTATGTTAATCATATTTCATTTGAGATGTGGCTAAAAACTATCGCTATAAATAGTAGTATTGATTATATACGACGTACTAAAAAAGAGAAGTATGATTATGAGTTAGATAATGATAGTAACTGTCTACAGGTAAGCAGTTCGGCCGACAGCTCACCAGAGGATTTGTACATATATCATGAGACAGATAGTAAGTTATCAGATGCATTAAGCAGACTTCGCTATAAGTATAGGTATATACTTGAACTACGTACAGTTCAGAATCTTTCTTACAAAGAGATTGCTGAACATCTTGAGCTCTCTGAGTCTCAAGTAAAATCTCGTCTTAATAAAGCAAGAGAGAAATTAAAACAATTGTTAAACTAAAAAAACATTTACTAATTATGACACCAGCAATTATTGGGCTATTAACTGTAGCATTTATCCTTGCACGATTATTTCGTAGCACAGGAATGTGGTGGAAACTTGTTTTCGCTATTATGGCTGGTCTATTAGTAGGTATTTTGAGTAAGGAAGTAGTTAAGTCAGATAATGATAAAACTACTTCTCTTACTAGTTTAGTTAGCACCATGAGTAATGATGATGCTTTAACATGCATGCAAAGCTTAGTAGCTACAGTGACAGAAGGTACTACCGTTCGCCTTACTGGGGTTGCAGGTTACATTGTTAAAGATGAAGAATTATTCGATGCACTAACTAAAAGTAATACCTTTACTAATGGACGTGACTCACCAGAAATAGAGGATGATAGTTAACCTCTTAAACTAACCTATCTTTTTAATTGTACTTAATAATAATTTTTTATTTTAACACTTTAAACATTATCAAAATGGCAAAAGAAATGAGTAAGGCTGAAAGAAAGGCAGCCTTGAAAGCAGCAAAAGCAGCAGCAAAAGCTGAAGCTAAAGTAAACAGCACTGAGAACAAGAAGGAGGAAGCTAAGCCTCAAGTAGATAACAAGCCGAAAGATGCTAAAGTAGAGGATGCAAAGAAAGCTCCTACTACAGCTAAGGAAACTAAGGTTCAGGCGAAGAAGGATGCCCCCAAAAGTCCGGATAAGCCTAAAAAGAAGGAAGAGAAAATTCCTACAATCATCCCTGAAGATGCAACAGGTAAGAATAGCCCTGAAAAGAAAGCTGTAGAACGTGCTGCAAACCTTATCACAGGAATTCCTACGGCCGGTATACCTATTGGTTCAAGAGAATCATCTGTTGATGGTAAGGCTATGTTAGCATTTGTAATGCAACAGCGTTATGCTAACAATGAAGAACTCAAGAAGCAATATCCTGAGTTATATGCAGACATCAATCGTAGCATTGATGTAGTTACTTTGTTAGCTCTTGTCGATGTACGTCAAGACTTGTTCGACCGTGGTGAACGTGGCGAATTGCAGTTACAGATAGCTGCAGACCAAGTATTACCACTGCAAAGTATGGCAGAAATGCTAGGTATTAAACTAGCTCCTGCTAAAGCTCTGCCTGGGAACGATGGACAAATGTCTATTAACTTCTCAGAAAGTGAAGTACCTACAGAACTTGCAAACAACAAGCCAAAAGTAGAAATTCCAGAGCTTAATCCTAACAAGATTGCTAATGATGAGGAATTGAAAACTGCCCTTAATTACCTCATCTCTAAAGAGAAAAATGTGGCAGAAAATATAGTTAACACTGTAGAATGGTATCGTGTATATCGTGGCCTGAAAGAAACTGATGCAGATAAGAAGCTTGCATTAGACGAAAAGACAGTTACAGATTGGATTAATGAGATATTCTCTATTATCCAGCCTACAGCTATCTTGCGTGGTTTAGGTCGTGCTGTATACTTATATACTTCACAGACAGGTTCACCGTGTATGGCTCACTCTATCATGCATACGCACATGTCTAAAGCCGGTTGGAGTGAAGAACAAGTAGCAGAAGCATTACGTGCTTTAATTGGAGAAAACTTCCGCTATAAGCTGAAGGATGATCCTGAAGCAAAGCCGGAAGAAGATAAAGCAATTAATGCTATTACTGGCTTACTGGGCAATGACTACATTGATAAGTTATTTGCTGACTATACTATTACTACTGATGGTGTAGAAGATAGTAAGAAGACTGAACTTGAAGCGGCACGTGAAGTTGCCCGTAAAGTTCTAGGGAGTATTCGTACCAATTACTTTGACAAACAGAAGGAGACTCCTACGCTTGATAAGATGCGTATGGTTGTAGGTCAGATTATTAATCTGTATCGAGACCCAGCTGATCGTCTTGCAGAGTATTGTCAAGGAGATTTAATCGCTCCAAAGGAAGACGAATATCCTAAGAATGAAGAGAAATCTGAAGGGACTGAAAAAAAAAACTAAACTGGTTTAAAAAGTTTCTTTTAAAAATTCATATCTTAGAAGAATAACCATTCTAATAAATATCATATCAAATGAATAATAGAATGTTAACTGTAGTTGGAATGTTTGTTGTCAGTGTATTCATTGGTAGGCAAATGTTCGCAACTACAGAAGTTATACAGGCACAGCCTGTTATACCCTCTATAGTGGAGTTACCTAACTTCCCTAAAGTAATAAAAGAGGAGAAAAAGTCTGTAGATGAGATAAATGTCGAGGTCGACTTATCTACATTAGAAGTATCTGTGAAAGGAACAACAGACGCAAAAGTGAATGTAAAAACTACTGGCGAACCAAAGCCAGTAGTTAAGTGGAAAACTAAAGTAATAGAGAAGACGAATTCAACAGGATATCCGAAAGTAAATGCTATAAGTAAGGTATCTGATGACGAATCACCGGCAACTCCATTAACAATAGTAGATAAATATGAACAATAAAATTATACTTCAGCAGATGATACGTCTATCGCGTATCATTAAGGACTCAAGAGAAGCAAGAGCTAAATTAAGTTCTATACAATCTCAAACTGAATACTTTATAGTAGAAGGTAATCAGTCTACTTTTATTAGAGACCAAGCTAATAGTAGTATAAGTAATTGTTTATATGTAGAACAGTACTTACGTTCGTCTGTAAGTAGTGCTTGCAAATGTTTGGATGGTTTTGACGCTTCAAAAATGGAACCAATAGACTACATCAGTAGTAGTGATGTAAAAAATAAGTTTGTCGACATATGTCTAGGTAAGAAAGTAGTAGCTACTATTAATCTTACTACCGGTGAAATAACGAGCGTCAATATACCAGAACAAAAATCAACGGCTAAAGATAACAGCCCTACAGTAAAAAGTTAGTGATAATAACCGTATAATAAATACTTTAATTATATCACAGTTCGAGAGGAGTAAAACTGTAGCGTAAATCACTCCGAGGAAGTCATGCGGTAAAGTATACAATAATACTGGTCGCACCTGTCAGGGAGCTTGGAATCATTTCTCCATGGCCCGAAAAGTTACATGACCCGAGAATATGTTAGCAGCTAAAACTGTGAGATTACTCAAAAGGTAGGGTGTTAGCTTATGTAATTGAAAACTACATAAGAGGGGATGAGCGTGTACAATCCTCATTAGGAAGTGAGAACCGTTTGGGGACTTCTAAAGACGCAGTACTAAAGAGAAGACACACTGAGTGCTAAACAGTACAAAGGGAACGAAATCCCTATATCCGTATTAGTTTATCAAAAGCAGAATCAAAAAGGGATATAAACACGATGACGAAATAGGGACAATCCGGTTCCTAACTTATTCCTTTGGAAAGAATAGGTAAAGCCGAGAGGCAAAGGTTAGTTTCACCTTAAGCAAGCAGCCAGCTCGTGGAAAAAAAGAGATTGCAGATAACGCATTACCGGTCTCCAAAATCGGTTAACAAAAGCGCTACTGTGCGTCCAGAAAGGAAAACAGGCTAACTCTAGTGTTCAGTATACATCAGCTGTGATGCAATATGCAATTGTGGATATTGGAACTTATACTTATGAAGGGAGTAAATTACTAATACTAATGTAAGGATAACCGTGTTATGGTACATACTTATACAAAGTAAGGATATGAAAGCTGGAAACGCAATGATCCAAGAATTAAACATGTAAACGTTAAAGCTTGACTGATTACCGTGGAGCAGGAGCCAATCCTGTACACTATCGTAAATAGTGTGCTGTAAAAGAACTTACGTATAAGGGATGAGGTATATGAGATTGATACCGTCTTTCAAGTCTAAGGTGACTCATGAGTTTTGTCGTGTAGATGAGTATAATATATGAGAAATGACGAGACTAAAATATGATAGTCTAAAATGCGAGTATGAGGGCGCTATAACCCTGAACTTAGAAGCGGACACCTTTAGCAAGTGTTATTACGTGGTAATAAATAAGATTAGGAGATGCAGAGAAAACTCCTTGTAAAAAACGGCAGAGCTTAAGCATTTCAAGATATGTAAATGCCTTTGATTTATTATACTAATTCACACCAGAATTTTGGATAATAAACATCGTTATGGATTAAGGAAGTAAATAGAGTTATTAAAGATGCTTTAGGGTTAGAATCCTAAAACCAGTTTAGTAATAATTATAGTATATGATGATATACTTAATGAATCAACTTTACTTACGCTGAATAGAGTCAGCTATGATAAAATGAACTCTAATTGTTTAACTTTTAACTAATTGGGAAGTCCAATGATAGTACAGAGATTTCAAACTACTATTGTAAAGTAGGAGTTAAGGAGTACGAGTCACCCCGACTGCCAACCGACATTGCTGACTGTTAAGACACTCGTAAAGTACAATGCGCAACATTGTATGTGAGAGAACGCTGAATCGTTAGTTACCTGTGTTATTTCTTACACTGTCTCTGTAAGGGTAATAGTACACTTATGATGAAGATATTCCATAAGCAAACAAGGAGACGATGATAGGTGGAAATCCTAATGTTCGTGCAGTATAAACAAACAAATCCTGGAAATGGTATAGATGGGTCATGCTATAAGCAATGAGTCTATGATTTTAGTAATGTTAGATTAAACAACCGTAATTTTAGCGAATTCCGATAATATCCGGACATACTCAGTAGGTTCTAAGGAACTGATAATAAAGTGGCTTATATCGCATCTAATCGCGTTATACGCTTACGGTGAGGGGTGCGTTGAACATCGTATAAGTTGAATTTCAACCGTCGAAACGGGACGATAAAACTAAGAAATAGCAGATATTATCAGAAGTAACTCACAAAGTATTTCTCATAAATTTTCAATTTATTATTTTATACTCAGTAGATTATGTGATTGAATTCACCTATTCCAATTTTGAATAGCTATTAAATAATCGAACAGTGGAGAGATTTTATCAATTTTTGTATAACTATGTTCGTATTGGTATATCAAGTACGGACTCAAAAAGGAACATTTTATGGAAAATAATATTAATGGAGCTAACACTCCGGGTTTAGCAGCTCAAATTTTAGCTCGCTATCGGCAAACAGCCCAGAAGTTTGGGCCTTTCTTTGGACAGCAGATATTTACAATCGTAGCACAGACTCCTGACCTTAAGTGGAAAGAAGATGTTGCTACAGGTAAGAATACTTTCCGTCAGGAAGTAAAAGCTTATATTCTCAAGGCTATTGATGTTGAATCAGTTAGTTTACTTGAGAAGGATGTTGATGGACGTCCGAAAATCATCTTGAATGAGAAGAAGAATGATCCGTCATTAGTCTTTGAGCTTGCTGATCCTGAATTTACTAAAGCAACCCGGCAGAACGTAATTGAGTGTATTGAACGGTTGAGCAAACCAGGCTCTAAGCCTATGTTCTTTACAGCTGAAGAACTTCCCATGTTGAATGACTTAACCAAGTTATCCAACCAGAGTGTGTTGAACTTCTATGAAGAAATGACACGTAAGTGTATGCAGTTAGCTGAAACTGTCCGCGGTTATATGGATATGAATCAGCGTATGCAGGTTGAGTATTTACGGCAGTGCGGTTTAGATAATCAGGAAACTGAAATTCACGTAACTGCTACGATTACTGAAGAAAAATAGTAGAAGCTTATGAACGGCAGACTTTCTTCATTACGTGTAGAACTTCTGCGAATTCTAATATGTTCTGAGCCAGCTATATTGTCTAAAATTCAGATTTGGAATGGAGGACGTACAGAAACGCCTAAAAAAGTAAGTATTAGAGAAGATGGACGGGTCTTTCTATTTTACGGAAGTGGGCCATTATGGTGGCAAAGATTATTTAATACTTATGAATCGGTAAGTATTATAGATGCTTCTATTAGTATAGCAGATGCAATTACTGGGTCGAATTCGACTCGAAATGAATATGCCTTTGATGAGATTACTAAAAGTATAATTGATGAGGCAAAGAAACGTAAGGATTTTGATTGTATAGTTGATATTTTGTTTGATTGCATGCGGAATTGTTCAGATGGGGAACTACATTCTAAATGGATTAATCAAGAGAATATCAAAAAATATGCAAGAGAAAATGGCATAACCAACGTTGAAGACATTAACCTTGAAGGGCTTAATGGAATAGTTGGAATTAAGACTGGTGGACGGGTTATCCCTATAGTACTCGGCCAGTTAAGAAAATTTAGAAAATATTGATTTGGATATTATCTTAAAAACAAAATAATCTCATAGTACTGAATTGTGTACTATTTATAGTAATTACTGTTGAATTGGGCAGTTATTACTACACAGTTCCTTAGCTCAACTGAATAGAGCAACACACTTCTAATGTGTAGGTTATGGGTTTGAATCCCATAGGAACTACTACTGGTAGATGTAGTTTGGTCGAGTATTTAACATTTAAAAAAACATCAATCAATATGAAATCAATTACATCAATATATTTGCTCGGAGATAAGAATAAAGGTAAAATCGGTCGTATTAAGGAAATTTCTAATGAAATTACCTTTTATTGGAATAAGATTAAAGAAGAAAATGTTATTCCAAAAGAAGCTAAACGCAATTATGACTTAAAAGCATTACTTCAGAAGATTGAAGCTCTATCTGAGGAACGTATATTATTAAAACTGTATATGCAATGTATTAATATGGGTTATAAGAAGTTTACTGAATTACCTAAGGATAATAATTATCTTAATATTTTTACTTTATGTGAAAAAACGGAACAGTTGTTTCATTTAAGTAAGATTAAGACTCTTGACCCGAAGCTTAAACGTTCTAAAGGAAAGAAGAACCTAGATAAAACTGAAGAGCTTACTTCAGCTTATATTGTAGGTCTAAAAAATAAATTACAATTAGAAATTAACAAGATTAATAAGGATATTACAGATTTTAATGAGAAGGCAGAGCTTAATATTGAAGCTCCTGCTTTATCATTAGCTGCATAAAATGGAGAAAAAAATTAGAAAAGCAATTTATGTAAGAAAGAGATTTTGGGAATCTAACTCAGCTTATGAGAATAGAGTAAACTATCTTATAGGCTGTGTTAGTAAATATCCCGAATTAGAACTTGCAAATATAGACGTAGGTACTAATACTACAACTATATTTTACTATGAGATAGTAGAAGAAAATTCTATCACAATAAAAGGATTTTCAAGTAAATAACTCAATTATCAAGAATTATGAAAAAAATATTAGCAAAGAAAAATAAGAGAACCGGTATAAAGAATCATAGAAGTAACAAGAATAAGTTTCGTAGAAGCTATAAAGCTTATCAAATAATGACGGTAAGCAAGAAACCGGGACCATCTGGAATCATTAAATATGATGAGAATGGGAAAGTAATAGGATTTGTAAAGTGGGCAGGAAATAAGAAGCAATCTGAATACACTACTAAAGTAGCAAAAGATGCTATGAATGAAAACAAATCTATAAAACAATCTAAGAAAGAATTAATCAAGAATATTCTTATGAAAGCAGGATATGATCCTACAATACGATATACCCGTAAAGAAAAAAGACATTTTACGCGTATAGTCAAGAACAATATGTTCACTAAACCTAAAAGTGTTGCGTTAACAACTGAACAAATCAAAGAGAAAATAAAAGCTGATAAACTCGCAAAAAAGTCTATGCAAGCTAAATTTGATGAATCAGTACGTGATAATCCTTTAACTCCTAAAAAAGGTAAACAGATGGCTCCTAGTGCTGCAGAACTATCTGTTAAAGAAAAACCTAACAAAAGAAATTTTCAATATGCTATACAGAGAAAATGCTCTGATAATGATATGAAAGTATATGATTTTGCTACTGGAAACTTTGAAGCATCTACTAGAGATGAAGCAAAGAATAAAGCTGCTAAGTTAGCTAAAAAGTACAAGAAAGATACATCATTTACAGGAGTAACAGTAAAAGATATTGAGGGAGATAATAGTATAACTTATTATAGTCGTAATAAGTTATTAGCAGCATAAGTTTAATAAATTAATTATCAAAAATTATGAAAAAAGAAAACAGTTCTAAGGAGTTTTATTTACAGAGATTAAACAAGAATCAAAGCAATTCTCAAAAGAATCCTTTGAAATTTTTAGCATTCTACGTAGGTAGAAGTAAAAACAGAAAGCAACATGTAGGAGGTTGCAAAGGTAAGGATGACGATACAGTAATAAAAGCTGTTAAACGTTCTTTTTACAGAAAAGAAATTAAACGAATGCTTAAAACAGCATAAATATTTCTGTTTCCATATAAATTAAATTGGTTTCTCATGTAGCTCAGTGGTAGAGCCGCTACTATGTAGTGTGATTGCGTTGGTTCGAGTCCAACCATGAGATCTAACTTTAAATACTTATAATATGATTATACGAGGAAAGATAGTCTACGTATATGATATTGAGGTATTTCAAAATATCTTTCATTGTTCGGTAAAAAATACAGAAACAAACGACATCTATAAGTTTGAGATATCAGAGAGGAAAAATCAACTAAGAGATTTAGTTAAATTCTTTAAACAAGTAGATAAATATATTACTTGGGGAGATTATTATACTACAAATATTAATATTCCAGCAAATATTATATTCTGTGGTTATAATAACTTGCATTACGATAATCCTATAATCAATTATATAATTGAGTATGAAGATAAATTAATGCAATATAATATACCTACTATATGTAGTTCTATATTTAATCTAAGTAAGACTATAACTGCTTCAAGTGAAGATAATATAGATGCATGGAAACATTGGAAGTATCAAATATGGTTTGATACTTTTGATATTCTTACTATGTTATATTCTAATAAACTTAGAGTAGGTTTAAAGGAAATCCAAGTAACAATGCAATATCCTAATGTACAGGAATTTGTATGTGATTGGACTAAACCTCTTCCCTTAGAGGATTTTGACTCTATGATAGATTATAATATCAATGATATTGAATCTACTTCAGAATTATTAAATAGATGTAAGAAAGACGTTGATTTACGAATTGCTATTGAAGATGAGTATGGAGTAAGAGTACTCAGTAAAGATGGCGTAAATATTGGAATGAAGATTTTAACTCAGAAATATCTAGAGAAAACAGGTTTAACTTGGTGGGATATTAAAGACTTAAGGTCTCCAATGAGCGTAATACCATTGAAAGATGTAATATTACCATTTATTAAATATGATAGTCCTATTTTACAAAGAGTACTAGAAGATATGAAAAATCAGATAGTATCTCCAGGTAGAAAAGGATACGAAAACAAGTTTGTATTTAATAATTTACGCTATTCTGTAGGAGTAGGAGGTATTCACTCTGTGAATAGCCCTGAGATTATTATTCCTAGAGATGATGAAATGCTTATAGATATAGATGTAGCTTCACTATATCCAAGTATGCTTATAGAATATGAATTCTATCCTAAACATTTAGGTAAAGAATTTTTAGAAGTATATAAGCAAATTAAAGATGAGCGAATTGAAGCTAAACACAATGGTGATAAAGTAAAGAATGAAACTTTAAAGTTAGCTTTAAATGGTTTATCAGGTAACTTACAGAATGAACATAATTTCTGTTATAGCCCATTTGCAGTAATGCAGATTAGAATTAATGGACAGTTACTATTACTTATGTTAGCTGAAAAATTAACTCAAATTGGATGCCGAATCGTCCAAGCAAATACTGATGGTTTATTTGTCTTACTAAAGAAAGATGTATATTCCAAAGTAAACAGTATTTGTAGAGAATGGGAACAGCTTACTAAACTTACTTTAGAAGAAGATCGTTTTAAAGCAATGTATCAATATGCTATTAATGATTATTTTGCTATTACTGAAGATAACAAAGTAAAAGAGAAAGGAATGTTTATTACTACTGTAAAATTAGGTAAAGGATTAACTCCAAAAATTATACCTAAAGCAGTAATAAGCTTCTTTAAAGATGGAATATCAGTTGAAGATACAATTAAGAATTGTACAGACATAAGAGATTTTCTAATGTCTGAGAAAACTGGTAAACAGTGGCATGTTGAATATATGAACGAGGAACAACAGAGAACTAATCGTTTCTATGCATCTACTAATGGTGGATACTTATGGAAATGGAAGTATAGTAATGATAGTGATGCTAAATCATATCAGAATATGCTTACTGCATCTGGTGTTACTCTTTTAAATAAGTTTGATGATAAACCAATTGAAGAAAGAAAGATTAATTATAGGTATTACATTATGGAAGCCTATAAGATAATCAGAGATTTGAAACCGTTACAATTGAGCCTATGGGATTAACAGAGGCTTATCAGATATATTTCAGATAAACCATAAGCTTATATAATATATAAGACTATGATTTTAGAAATAGATACTTCTATCTTAGATAGAATACCAACTTTATCTATTAATCAATTAGTATTCCTAACACTTGTATTGAATGATATCAAAACAATCAATCAAGACATTCAGAAACTTCTCAGCCTAGTTAATGAAGAAGAGATACAAGAGTTAGAGACTCAAGGTTTAATTTCTATTCAATATGATAGAGATACCCAAGTCATAAGTAAAACAGAAAAACTAGAAGGACTTCTTAAAGAAGATAAAGCTATGTTTGATATGTTTTATGACCAATTTCCAGTTTACGTTATGAGACCTGATGGAACTAAAGGATTTCTTAGAGCTAACGTAAACAAATGTAGGAAAGAATATAATCGTATCGTAGGCAAGTCTAAAGCAATGCATGAACATATTATGGATTGTTTAAAATATGAAATAGATGAGCGTATGCGTACAGGTAAAATAGGTTATATGAAAACTATGTGGAAATGGCTCACTCAGCACGAGTGGGAAACTATTGAGGAACAAATGAAAGTAGAAACTCCTAACCAGAATTACTATAATTATGGAACAGATATCTACTAAGACACTAACATTTAGGCATATATCCTCTGCTACTAATGAAGCAGTAGAATATATTCGTAAGAGAAAGAATCATGAGATTGTTTCTTTACGCACTAGATGGAGTAAGTTTAATAAATCCTGTATGGGAGGTATTGAACCTAATACTATATATACTATTGTAGGTATATCTGGTAGTGGCAAAAGTTCATTTGTAAATACGCTTGAAAGCGATTTAATAGACTTAAATTCTAATCAGGATGTAGTAGTACTTAATTTTTCATTTGAAATGTTAAGTTCTAGACAAGTAGGTAGAAAATTAAGTAGTAAGTTAAGGCAAACTACTGCTCAGCTATATAGTTCTAGTAGTGATTTAGACAATACACTACTAGAAGAAGTAGAACAAACTTCTCAACAGATAAAATCATATCCGATATATTATGTAGATACACCGGGTACTGTTGCAGATATAGCATCTACCATTGATTACTTTTACGAAAATAAAGCTAAAGGCAAGAAGTTTGTGATTATACTTGATCATACTTTACTTGTTGAAGGTCAAAATCGTGAAAGTGCACTACAAGTGATTTCCGATTTACAGAAACTGTTTATTAGAGTAAAAAAGTTTCCAGATACTACAATAATACAGTTATCACAGATGAATCGTAATATCGAAAATCCTGAAAGAATTAATAATCCATCTATGCATTATCCAATGCGTAGCGATATATCTTCTGCTGATACTATCTTTCATGCATCAGATTACGTTATATGTATTCATAGGCCAGAATAAATAAAGCTGTTCTGGATAAATCCCGTTAAACGGTGAAAACCCGATGGGGCAACGCCGTACCAAGTTTATATAGAAATATATAAATAGTGTCTAACGACTAGTAGTGAAACTACCGCTATTAAAGCCATGTTAATAATTCTACCACGAAAGCGGGAAATATAAACTTATATATTTATTATACGTTCCATATATAGTAATAATTAAATATTCTTATATGGAACTATTAATAGATGGAAAGAAGATAAATATTAGAGATAAAAATAGAATAAAAGAAGAAAATAATACTATTCTATTCAGATGTACTACATGTGGTGAATATCTACCTATTAGTGAGTTTGAACTTCGATGGAATAATAGTAAAACTGAAAAAAATAATGTAAGATCACAATGTAAACATTGTCGTACAGAGGAAAGTAGGCTATACCACTATTATAGAAGAAGGAAATATACTGAACAAGTAGTAAAAGAAAAAATGTTACATTATGATAAACTAAAACATGATTTAGAATATCATAATAAAATAGTATTATATAGATATGCTAAGAACCATTCAAAACGATGTAATATTGAATTTAATATTACTCCTAATGATATAATAATTCCTAAAGAATGTCCAATTCTTAAGCATGAGTTTATTTTAAATGATAAACAATATACTTATTCTATTGATCGAATTGACAATAGTAAAGGATATATACCTGGAAATATTGCTGTTATTTCAAGATTAGCAAATATAATGAAAAATTGTGCTAACTTTGAACAATTAATATTATTTTCTGAAAATATAAAAGATTATATTAAGAAATAGTCTAAACTACACGTATAAGATGAAGGTGTAGAGTGCAAGATAAAGAGCTTGCAGAGAATACAAATTGTGCTCAATATACAGAGTTATGGACCAAATCGTCTACCAGTAAGAGATAAAGTTTATTTGCATATTCTAAAGAATAGAGATGCAGGTGAATGTTCTATACTTGAGTTTGACAATGACCTTAAGTACAATAATTTAATTGAAACTATACGAGAAGAAGAACCAGTAAGGAAGATTTCGTTTAGTAATAACAATTAAAAAGGCTGAAAATTATGAAATCATATACATTTACATTACCGAAAAATACTAAGAGTGCAAAAACATATAAGGAGTCTTTAATGGACCGAGTAATTAACGCTTATCCTTGGATGACTGTAGAAAGTAAGAGTGATTATCCTTCTTGCAGTTATGGCATCGAATATGCTGGTGCAGGTGATATTATTACTTTAGGTTTAAGTAAGACTCATAATATTGGATGGTTGCCGAAGGAATGCGCTAATTGTCCGTTTAAGTGTTGGGGAGATAATGTAATTAATTTCGACTTAGAAACAGAATTCTTCAAGGCTATTAATGCACTTGATATTTATGCAAAGGAACATTGTCCGTTTGATGTTGACTATGACTTTAAAGATGAGTTTGGTACTCCGGTTAAAATCTTTGATAACTTCGTACAGATTGGTTATGAAGTAATTCCTATTGCATTTGGTTCTTTGAACTATTTAAAACCGAAGACAAAGAAAACTATTATCGATATCACGATTAATATTAAGAAACGTGGTTTGTTTTAATTAAAATATCTTATTCCATATTATCAGAAATTATCAGAACTTTATCAGAGGAATACAAAAAAATAAAAGCTTTTATGATTGTATTACCAAAAGAGAAAGTAAAAGCTAAAGTAGAAAATCCTAGATTTTTGATTTTATTTGGTAAACCAAAAGCTGGGAAAACTACTTTAGTTGCAGCACTGGATAACAATCTAATTATTGATTTAGAAGGTGGTTCAGAGTTCTTAGAGGCATTAGCCGTTCAAGCCAGATCTGTAAAAGATTTAGGTGATATAGCTAATGCAATAAGAGAGATTAAAAAGGAAACTGGTAAATATCCTTATAAATATATTACTATAGATAATGCTACACGTCTAGAAGAGATGTGTATGAGCTTTGCTATACAGCTTTATAAAGCTACTCCAATGGGTAAAAAGTATGAAGGTACAGATTTAAGAACATTACCTAACGGATCTGGTTATTTATATATAAGACAAGCTGTAAGAAAAGTCATCGACATGTTCCGGGGATTATGTGATAACTTTATACTTATTGGCCATACTAAAGATAAGTTAATTAATAAGAATGGTGAAGAAATGGCAGAAATGTCTCTTGATTTAGTAGGTGCATTAGCAAATATTATATGTGGTGAAGCAGATGCTGTTGGCTATGTATATAGAAAGAAGAATGAGACACATATCTCATTTGAAGGTGGAGATAATTCTGTTATTGAAGCTAGAGCGCCTCATTTAAGAGGAAAGAATATAGTAGTAGCAGAGAGTGATGAAAATAATAACATTACTGCTTATTGGAATAAAGTTTATTTACCTGAATAATTAAAAATAAGATATTATGATATTTAGTACAGAATTAGCAAATGAAGTAAAGTTGTCAGATAATAGTAATAATACTAAGTACTTGGAAGCAGGTATTCATGACAATGTTAAGTTTGTATCCGCAAAGTTTGCAGAGTCTCCTACGGGAAAGAAGTTTATTGAATTTACTTTTGAAAAAGATGGTAAGAGTCTTGTTCATACAGAATGGGAACCAGCTGTTCGTGAAGGTGATACTGAAGAACAGAATCAAAGTAAAGCTACTAACCAGGTAACTCGCATTATGCGTATACTTAAGTGTTTCTATCCTAAGAATGTATTAGCATTCAGTGGCAGTTCTTATAAGGAGTTTGCTAACTGGGTAGTAACAATGCTTAATAGTGCTAATAAAGATATTTTACTTAAAGTAAAGATAGTTTATAATGATAAAGGTTATACTACACTTCCTAGTTATGTCAAGTTTGCCTCTATTGAGCCTATGAATATTCCTATGGGTTTCTATGAAGAAGGTAAGAATGAAAGCATGATTAGAGAAATTACAGGTATTGATCAGTTTACTAAGCCGATTGTTGCAGATAAGGAAGATAAGGAGGTTAATCCTCTTACTACTACTGTAAGTGATCAGCCTAGTGATGATCTACCTTTCTAATTTTGTAGATAATCCTATAAGCAGCCTACGCTAGGCATAATATAGCGATACGTGAGTAGCATGCCGCTATGTGAGATAAGAAGCAATCGACGGTAATACGCCGAATGTAAGGTGTGACGGAGGTATCAAAATTCATAGAATAGGGATAGCATGCACTCACGTTTTTATGATAGTAATGGTTAATTAAGGTTCGATTCCTTAGCTATCACTAAAAATATATCATATGATTTACGATACAACAAAAATAAAAGATAATGTGAGTATTACTTTAGATTGGATATTGTCTAAAGTAACTGAGTATGATATATATGCAGCGTATATTGGTAATTTTAAAGTAGGCATGATATATAATTCACCATTGAGAAAGGATAAAACTCCTTCTTTTGGATGTTATTATAGTAAGAAGACTAAACAGTTAATGTTTAAGGATCATGGTACTGGAGAATGTGGTAATGTAATTAAATTTGTATCACTATTTACAGGATTAACTAACTATTCAGATATACTTAATGATATAGTTAGTAAGCTTAAAATTACTAATGATACGAAACTCGTTAGCTCTAAGCAATATATACCGTCAACCGAGACAGTAATTGGTATTGTAAGACAAGACTTTACTCTAACAGATATCAATTACTGGTCTCAGTTTAATATTTCTACTACTACTCTAAAGAAATTTGGAGTAAGTAGTATAAAATATTATCTATGTAATGGAGTTGTAAAGGGCATTTACAAGGATAACAATCCTATGTATGCTTATAAGGTTTACAATAATTTTAAGATATATAGACCTTTAGCAGATAAATACACAAAGTGGCGTAATAACCTGACTGAGAACGACATTCAGGGGTTTAAACAGTTACCTAAAACTGGAGATATACTAATTATTACAAAGAGTATGAAAGACGTCATGTGTTTATATGAGATGGGTATTCCAGCAATAAGCCCATCATCGGAGTCTACATTTATCCCAGATAAGGCTCTAAACCAGCTTAAGAAGCGTTTTAAACGTATAATTATCTTATTTGATAGAGATATAGCTGGAGTTAAATATCTTCGTAAAATGAGCCTTAAAACAGGCTTAGAAGGAATGTTAGTCCATAAAAAGTTTAAAGCAAAAGATATATCTGATGCAGTTAAGCTTAATGGATTTGAAACTATTAAAAATTGGTTATATGAAGAAATTCATTAAAAAAGTTGGTTTTATATTGTCTATTCCATTAGTTTGGTTATTAGTAATATATGGTATACCTAGCTTTTTACTAGATTATATTATATGTTGGTTACAATCCAATACTAATAAAGCTAAGGCAATAAAATTTTGGAAATTACTCAAATTTGGAGTAATTAGTCTTTATAATAATAAAGATGTAACACTTGAAAGTACTATAAAAGCATATAATAAAGATGAGTATGTTATATTTAATAGTATAGGTACTGTAAAAGCGGAAATTAATGAAAAGAAAGAAATAGTTAAATAGTAAAGTACGAAATGCAACTCCAAATGAATATGATGGAATTAAATTTCGTAGTAAACTTGAAACTTATACATATAAAAAGCTGAAAGAAGCAAATATCATAGCAGATTACGAGATGCATCGATATGAGCTACTTCCAGCTTTTACTTCTAACAATAAAAAGTATAGAGCAATGACTTATTTACCTGACTTTGTAGGGGATAATTTTATTATTGAATGTAAAGGATACCCTAATGAAGCTTGGCCTTTAAGAGAGAAACTATTTAGATATTACTTATATAGTAATAATATAGGAGTCAATTTTTATATAGTTCATAATCAGAAGGAGGTAGATGAGTTAATAAAAAAACTAAAGAAATGATACTATTTTATAGTATAATTATATATAAATTAACTAAAACTTTATACCATGAAAATCTGCGCAATAAGTGATGTACATGGTCATTTAATTAATATACCAGAATGTGATGTGTTATGTATAGCAGGTGATGTAGTAAATTTACTTGCTCAGAGAGATAACGAAAAATCAGATAAATTCTGGTCTATTACTTTTGTCAATTGGGTAGACAAATTACCGTGTAAAAAGGTAATTGTAGTTCCAGGAAATCATGATATTTATATAGAAAATCTTATCAATGATATTATAAAAGATTTAAGTTGGCAAGATTTTAAGACTAAGATATCAGCCTTAACTGATAATAAAGTAGTATTTCTTGTTGATGAACTATATGAATATGAAGGAATAACCTTTTATGGAACTCCTTGGATAGCTCCTATACATTGGCAAACGTGGGCATTTGAAGATATTCAGAATGAATACGATGAGTATATATGCCCATATGAAAAGATACAAAACTGTGATATACTAATTACTCATGAAAATCCTAATTATAATGAAAAGCTTGAACATTACTGTTTTGGTAAATATAAGCATCATTTCTTTGGGCATTGGCATGATGGTATATCATATGGTCATTTAAATCAATATAATTGTAGTATACTAACTGACAGTTATCTTGAAAGAGAAAGACCTAAAATAGTAACTATAGATATATCATCAGATGAAACTATTACAGAAGAAGTAATAGGTTTATTAAATGATATTAATATTTATAGACAAGTAGCATGAAAATAGAAACTTTAAATGGAGATATTACAGATGATAATAGATTGTGAATACTATTCTGATTCATCAAGAATCTCTAATTCTGCAATAGGTTGGTTCTTAAAGAAAGGACCGCGCTTCTATCGAGATATGATAGATGGAAAAGAGGAAGGATTAAAACTTCCTCAGCTCGAAAGGGGTACTATGATTCATGAATATATATTACAACCAGAGGATTTCTGGAATGATTATGTAATTCTTGATTATGAGGTACCTAAAGTAAAGCAACAAAAAGACTTCTGTGAACGTTATACAGATCTTAAGCTAATTAAACCATTAGATGATGAAAATTCAATATTATTAGAAGCATATAACAGTGCTTATAATAATACTAAAATAGATCAAAATAAACTCTTAGAAGCAACAAATTTAGTAAAGAAATTCAATGATTATATTGAATATTTACAAAAGAAACAAAACAAAAAAGTAATATCTTTTGCTGATTTAAATATGCTTAAAAATATTAAGAACAATATTGATAATCATAAGAAAGCGAAAGAATTACTAGAAGATAATCCTGGAGTAGAATCTCATAATGAGTTTCATATTAACTGGGAACTACCTATTAATGATTGGATTGCACCTTGTAAGTCTCTACTTGACAGATGCATATTTGACCATATAAATAAGAAGATTACTTTAATTGACTTAAAAACAACTAGTGATGTCTATAATTTTAAACATTCTGTAGAAGAATTTGATTATTATAGACAAATAACTTATTACTTGCTTGCAATTAGTTGGTATATGAAAGATCAAGGAATTGACATTTCAGATTATGATTGTGAAGCATATATTATTGCTATTCAGACAAATAGTAATAATGAAGTGAGAGTATTTAATATGTTTAACGAATTAGAGTTAGATGATCGTAAGGACCTCATTGTCAAAACTTTAACAGAATTATCATATCATTATCAGACAGGTAATTGGGACCATACTCGTAAATATTACGAAAATGATGGAATTGAAGAATTATAATCCTAAGAGTTCTGAAGATTGGGCAATTGTTGCTAAGTATGATACAGTAGAATTTACTGATGAAGAAGATATAAATCAACCTACAGAAGTAGAAATAGATGGTATGGAGTAATGAATTAATTTTATTAGCTCCAAGAGTATTACCAAATAGAAAACCCTTAGAACATTCAAGTTTTATAGGCTTATATACAGCTATAAATAGAGAATACTCTAAGGGTTTTATATATTTAGTATTTAAACATATAGATGTAAAACAGGTTAAAGATTTAGAAGGATCTTTAAATAATACTAAATATTACTATAGTATGAAATTACTATACGTTAATAATAAATATTTTATTATATTTACTTTCTATATAGATGATATTAATATAGAAGAATATAAAGAACATGGTAATATTGGTTTTACTATAGAAGATTATGCTATAATTTTTATTTTTTGGGGTGATTTAGTTAAAGATATGCCTCAGTTTTATAATGAGGATATATTTGAATGTAAAAACAAATTAAATGAAAAGGACCTATTGTGAAATAGGTCCTTTATTTATTCTCCTAAAATTTGTTTCTAATAATAATTACGTTTACTTTGGATATCCTTAAGCTCCCATAAGTTTTTAAAAGGTGTAAGTTTCCATAGAGCTCTTTCAAATTCAGTCATACCTTTATATGCTCCTCTTTTTATTACTTTATTACCGTCAAAACTTTCCTCTTTAAATAGACTTCTTGTAGTATTAAATAACATATTAGCTGGAGCAGACATAACTTCTGTAGCATTTTCTATATAAGATATAATTGCAGAAGGACTTTTAACAGTTCTAGCTATATCAAATATGTTATAAGGAGCCATAATTTCAAAAGAAGTTCGTTCTGTTACATAAGCAAATAACTATTTTAATTTATTTTTCTTATCATCATCCGCTGAGCTCGATATTAGAGGTCGTAGTAATTGAGTAATTAGAAGCCACAAAGATATTTCTGTCGTAATTTTTGCTATATTTTCTCTAACTACTGGGTCACTTAAAAATTCTCTTCTAAATGCTAATAGAATATTTTCATTATGTTCTATTGCCTATGTAAATATTCTATAAGGAGTTTGGAAAACAGCTTCTTTATATCTTCTAGTCTAATAATCTAGCTATCTACTCATTAGAAAACGCTCTTGAAGAATAACCGGTAAATACTGTCTATGCATCATAACAAACTATCCTGCAGCATTAGCAAGAATTACAGATCTCTATAAATCTGTTAATTGCCCATCTGCAGATTGAGATAACTGCCTAGCTAAATATCCGATTTCATTTTTAACAGCATCTACTGCAGATTGATTTGCTGGATCTTTAGCTACCATTTCTCCTCCTATAAACTATATTGCATCTCTAAATGTTAGTTTATCTCCAAAGTTCCAATCTAAAACATCACCAGGTTTAAATACTTTTAATCCATATTTTTGTTTATACACTTCTCTAGACATAAACTATCTATTACCATTTTCATCTATAACTAATTTATAGTTATGCATAATAGAACTGAGTATCTAACCTTTAACAAAGTGGTCTTGCAACGTGTATATACCAAATCCCCAATGCTTGTTAGTCATATTGAGTAACTTATTTCTATTAGTAGGATTTAATTCCATTGTAGCTCCAACTTCAAAATACTCCATACACTTAGTTATAAAAGGTGTGTATGAAGTTATTCCAAGTTTATTTGGTATGTTTATCACTAAATCGCTTATCATATCTTTAAAAGCATAAGATGCATCTACTGGATTGTAGTAACGCTAAACTAAAGAATTAACTATATGAGAATATAATGCAGTAAAACCACCTGTAAGAGCACACCATAGGTTTAATGCTAAGTTTCTAGCTGTACCTAAAGTTCTAAGTATTGCTAACATTTTAGTAATGTTTACTTCTCTTGGTTTACTTATATCGTAGTTAATAAGATTGAATATAGTACCTTTATAAGGTACTATACCAAATAATTTACCACTTTTATTATTACCGTAGCTTATAGTAACAGTTTGATTCTTAATATCATAAAGATTCATATCTATAAAGGCCTTTGCAAACTTAGCTACATTAGTATCATCTGTTTTTACCTATCCACTTCTATCTAAATATTTTTTGCCCGATATGTGAGATTTAAGTAATTCTACTTTAGGTTGAATCTCTTTCTTATATTTCCACTCTTTAGCGGATCTATAATATTCTATTACACTACCAACTGCATCCGCCTTTAATACAGCGGGATTATCTAATCTAGCAATATAATTCTATGGTATAAGATTAAGTCTTTCTCCATTTGGTTTACTAAGAGCTTTATTAAATCCTTTATCGTCATTACGTACAGATAATTTATCCTTAAACCATTCAGAAAATCCTTTAAATGGAGCGGATAATTTATATAAACCTTTAGAAGCTCTCCATTCAGCACCAATATATCTGTATAAACTACCAGATATTTGTGGAGTTCTATATGGATATATTTTACTTAGATTAGTATATTCAGCATTAGCTTCAGCCATTGTCTATAGTAATGCATCATATAATGCTTTAACTTCTGAATTATTCTAAATTTTATTATATCTATCCGAGGAATCGTATTTATCTTCTTTAGGAATCCAGTATTCATCTTTTAATTCTGGGTGATCTACCTGAGCTTGATAATAGGCTTCGTTATAAAAAGGGCTATCTTTAGATACCTCTAACCAATTATTATTGGGTACCCTTTCGATTAAACTTTCATCTCTAGGAACAAGTTTAGTATACCATGATTTAGGAACTGTTTTAATGCTTACTCTGCCATTACTATCTGTACTTTTAATAGTATATGCATTAGCTTGTAACCATAGTTGTGCAGATTCTGGATCATCATTTAGTAATGAATCATAAAACTTACGTTTATCTTCATACCACTATTTTGTAGGAATAGTCTTTGCAATTTCATCAAACTCATATTCTCCAGGAATAGTAGAAGCTTTCTTTTGTTTTCTTATTTGTGTCATTCTACGAGATATAGCGCTAAGTGCATTTTTAGTCCCTTGAGGTAAATTATTAGCATCTATTTCTCCAGTAGAATCTTCTCGAAACATAGACAATATTGCTCTTCTACGTTCCTATAAAGCTGCGTATTCTTCTCCATAGTATTTCTTAGCAGCTTTATCTAGCATTTGATAAAACTTTTCTTTATACTATACTTTAGAATTAAGCTCCAGCCATTCATCTTTTTGAGCTTGTGTAAGCGTTTTATCGCTCATTACACGAGCTTTTTCTTTTTCATAAGCTTCGCTATTCTTAGTCAATACAATACCTTCAGAAAGCTTTTTATTAAGTTCCTATAGTTCTTCCGCTACCTATAATTGTATGCCTTGTTTTTTACGGCCATTTATATCATATATACTAGCTAACTATTTTTTTTCTAACTAATGCTTTTTTAATTGAGCTCTTTCTTGGGGATTTAATCTTTCTAGTCTAACTATACCGTAATTATCTCTAGCTTTATTTTGTAGATTGCGAATATTTATTTGTATAGATTCCCTTTGCTGCTGTGTTTCATTACTAAGGTGATTGAAAGCCTCATAGTACTCTGCAGTAAAACGTCTTTCACAATGTTCTGATAACCACTTATTTCTCAGTTTATTATATTCTATACGTATTGCTCTATTTTCTGGTAAATTTAAGTCAGTAATATCAATACCCAATTGCATACATATATTATCCATCTCTTTTTTGTACGCTTTCTCAAATTTACCATAATTTCTAGATCTTACAAAGTACCCGGTAGTATTACCATCATCATCTACTTCAAATAACTGTAACTAATTATATTTATTAGTTTTCTATAATAAAGTTAATAGCTATTCTTGCTTAGCGTAAGTATCCTTTCTTACTTTTTCTTCGGCACCATTTATAAGATAAAAGATAGATTTTATACAATCATCTTTTATTTTGTCTCCGGCACCAAATAAGTAAGTAAGGTAAGATATATCTTTATCATAAGATGTAATGTCAGTCTGTTCATATCTATATATGGTAACAGCTCCTACATCTACCCCAACATCCTTTAATATTTTGGATGCATTTCTAGCTATCTAGCTTTTAACTATAAGCTATCCTTCTGTTAATAAAGCCTAATATGATTTAGCTCTCTTTATTAATCTATCTAGTTTGTAGTTACCATTACCATCTTTACCTACTATTTCTCTATAAGGCTCCCTATATATCAGTTGCTAAACTATATCATCTATTATGCCAACATAAAAACTAAAGAAATTCTAGTCTAAATCATTAAGTTTAGTATCATCTATTATTTCATTATTCTTTCTAGCTTTTATTAACATTTCAGATGCAGTTTTAATTTCATCTGCTGATTGTTGTAGAAAATTATTAATACTTTCATAGTCTGACACTAAACCCTGAGTAATATTCTAAATTTGCCACTCCATAGTTTTTTTAGCTTGTTGCTCTACTATAGGGTCTGGATGTTTAAATATTTTTAAACGAGATTGTAGCGCTTCATTTATACTTTGCGCTAAATTATGAGTAATTTTTTCAAATTGTTCTTTATCTTGTTCTATCTAATCTAACTGGGATTCCATATTAAAGATAGCTTGTTGCTACCTAGATACTAAATCGTTAGTATTATCAAAAAAGTACTAATAGGGAATATTATTATCCACATTAAATGATATTAAATCTAACAATTCTCCCTGTATTACCTCAATATCTTGTTGACTATACTATTTTGTGAGTAGATTTACTATACTTCGCCATATTTTTTGTAGCAAATCTTTTATTGAATTTACTTCATTTTTATTTGCAATATCATTTATAATGTTTTCTACAAATGACTAGTTAGTTAATAATTCTGAAGTGAATTCATATATATCTTTTAAACCGTAATAATCTCCTGTTTCTTTTTTAGGGCCTTCAATTAACAAAGTCTTTTTGTAAAGTTTATTTATAGTATCATATACCTATTTCTCTTGCTAAGAGAAATTTTTACCCTATTTTACTCTATATATACTACTTACTGTATAGGCATGAACTATTTCGTGCATCAATGTTCTAATATTTCTATCAGTACTCTGCGTTGAAAAAGCTATAGGATTTATTCTTATTGTATTACTTGTTAGTGAATAGTCCATATAATTAGTGTCAGCAGATAACTTAACTAATATATTACTATCTTTAAATAAGTTATACAATCTATCAAATCTACTTCCAGCATAATAGAACTATAACTACTATAAAGCATTAGAAACAGTAGTTACAGTATCTTCGTGAAATATTTTCTACAAAGTGTAGTCTAAACTTATGTTAGGATCATACTCGAAAACCGATTCTGCTTTAAATATATTATTACTCTAAGTAGCGAAAATCCCTTGATTATCTACTGATTTAACATTATTAGGATTGTTTATGACATATATATCCTGATTTAATTCCTGATTATCATCTATACCATGAAATACGGCAGCATCTACTTCGTTTGCAGCTCTATTAATAGTAGAAACAAAACCTTCCTACTAGGACCTTAGTTCATCCTTTGTTCCAGTTTTTTCTATTGTATGACGGGCATTTAAAAAAACTGGATATTTATAGTTTCTATCAAGTACCGTTCCCTATTTAGGATTACTATTTCCAGTAAAAAATATGGCTTTTTTAGTACCTCCTTTAATAGTAGAAAAGTAATTGTCAAATTCTATAGAGAATTCATTTAGTTGAGGGTTATCACTATGATGATACACAATTAAAGGTTCCCCATTTTCATCTACTATCTTTGACGAACCTTCAATGTTGTTTATCCAATCACCAAACCAATTTTTAAATTCGTCTGTAAACACTTTTACTTTAGCCTTAATAGCTTGTTCACGATTGCCATTATAATGGCTCAAAAGATCTGAAAACAGCTTAGAAGGCTCCCCATTGGGAGCCTGATCTATAGCATGACCGTTATTTTCAGACACTACGTAATATGCAGCGTCTTTACTACCTAATACTGTAGTAAGTTCGTCTACTGCTGCTTTTACTTCTTTATTATCTAAAATTAAACACTGCATAATTACTTACACTCTTCTTTACGTTTTTTACCATTTTTTTTCAGATTATTCACAGTACCTTCATTTATTTCAGCGATATCGTCAATAGGAGTTTCTACACTATCTATGATTTCTGTTATGAGTTCAGTAACATCAATAGCCTCAGGTTCTGGAGTTAAATCTTCAAACTCTATTCCACTGTCAGTTTCCATCCCATCTAAGTCTGATAATAATGTATCATCTATATGATTTATGTTATCTACTTCAGATGGATCTGAAGAACTATCAACAAATTCCTCAGGAGATATAGTTTCTGATGATGTTATCTCCTACTCCTAAATGCTGCTATCCTATATTTCCTAATCAGTATAGTTATCTGTTTGATCTAATTCCATAGAAGCTTTTTCTTCTATATTATCGTAATTAGAATAATCTACAGAGTGATAACTATCATCTTTCACAAATACAATAGGATCTTTTCCTCTTAATAACTGAACTCGCTTATCTATTAGATTAAATACATTATTTATCTAATCCAACATTTTATCAGTGAAATTATTAGTATCAAATGCTGATGGTTGATCACCTTCTTTATACAATTCATATATTGAGTTAGAACCAGCATCATATCCCAATTTAGGTACTACTGTATATATTCTTTCAATAGTCTTTCCAGTATCAAGATTCACTATATCACCTATTCTTTGGTATACGTCAATATTATTACCTGTACCTACTATTTTAAAGAATTTATAGTTTCTAGATATGTCATAATCTCCTTTCACACTTATAACTGTGTTAACATTTACCCTAGTCTTACTAGTTGCAGATGCTAGATTAATCACATTAGAAACTCGTTCTCCGCCTTCATCATCACGTCTAACTCTTCTAACAAATACAGGTACGATGTCATTATCTCTCCAATAGTTTCTTACCAAACTTAAATATATAGAATCTACCTAATCAGATGTATTATTGCTATTTATTACAGAAGTATCTCCGTAATTTAATTTGTTAATAGCGTCAGCAATAGATGACACGTATCCTAATTTTCTCTTATACCACATAGGTACTAAGTTAAAGAATGAATTAGGAGTTCTATTATCATAACTAGTTAAAAATGAGTACTTAACTAAGGTTTCAGCAAATTCCTTAATAACATTATCTTCGCTAGTAAGTAAGTCATAGAATGCTGATCTTAGTCTGTCCTCATAATACCTAGAATTATTCATAGTAGATGTGGACGTGTTGATATAACTTATATTTCTTTTATTATTAGAAGTTACTGCCTGTAGATAGTTAAGTAGTTCATTTGTAATATTACCAGATTCATCTACAAAAGTCATTAGATTAATATCATCCTTGTTAACTCTAATATAGTTCTTTATACTGTTTAATCTACGAGCGATACTATCTTTTCCAAATAAAACGTCATTTATATCACTGTCAGTTAACATAAGATTTGTACTATTAGCTACTACTTTAGCTCTAATTATACTTTCTATTTTATTAGAAAGGGCTCCAACATATTCTTTATTACTGGTAGCTTTATATTTAAATAATATAGATTTACCATTATTAGTAGGAACATAATTTCCCCCTCTTATTTGCTATAATATAGAAGTAAGTATCTCTTTATACCCATTAGTAGCTGCAAATACTTGTGATCTCAATATACTATTTGATAAATCCATAGCATATATTAACTTCTTATGTAAGAACGTATTTCCAAAGTAAATGTCTAATCCGTTTGTATCTACCGTATCAGTAAAGAATTTCTCTTTATTATCCTCTATAAACGTAGTATAAGAATTATAAAAATTCTATAATTGAGATAGGTTATTGCCATACTTCTTAGTATCTATCTAAGATCTTTGAACCAAATCTGCCATAGTCTGAGCATCTGATGCTAGATCTTGATATGCTTTAATAACTAATAATTGTTGTACTATATCTTGAGGAGTAATATCATTACTTCTGAAAGATTCCAAACTACTAGCAAGTTTAGACTGATTAAATGCATCAACGCTTCCATTCTATACTAGCTACTCAATATTCTTTTTATAAGTATCCGATAAAGGGAATCTATTTAACATATCCCAATATTTCTATTTTATATCAGAGAATATCTAGTTATCGTACTACTTACTAACTCCGATTACTCCTTCATTCATAATCTTTCTGTTAGCGTACTCTTTTAACGCTGGCTGCGCTAAGAATAAGAATGTATTTCTACCTTTACCTGTTCTAAGTAAGAAACTAGCCATGTTATAAGTAACTTTATTAACATTCAATACGATTATATAAGGATCTTTAGCAACGTCTACGTGAGCGTTAATCATGGCAGATAACCAATCAAGTATCTTATAACCATCCTATCCAGTTATTTCATCAAATTGATTTAAATTGTATTTACTAGCTCCTTCAGAGAATTTCATTCTAAGATGAGTGGCCTAAGTAAGGCAATGATTAGTAGAATTTAAAGCAAAAGGAGCAATACCGGCTTTACCAGACGTGTATTCTGTTTTTCTAGATTCCTAGAACGAAGGCATAAGTTCGTACATAGGTTCAGCTTCTTTCAGTTCTGTAGTCTATACTAATGGTAATATTTCTTTTTTAAGGATACCAGTAAGAGTATCAATAGAAGCTCTAGTTTCTGCTAGTGTCTTCTTATCTGAGATTACTAAAGTATAACTATCTAATAACTTATTAATTAATGCGCCTTCTGTTTGTTCTACATATGATTTGGCATCATTATTCCAAGTATATCTCTCATTGGTTTCAGGATCGTACGCATAAGTAGCTATGTACAATTTATCAATATCAAAGTCAGATCCAGTCATAGCTGTAAACTCATCAGGTACTACTATAGTATCTCCAGTTTGAGCAGGTAATACGTCTGCTACTATAAATGAGAATGTCGATGACAAACCCTGAGTAGGGATACGATAGCCAATACCATAAGGTTTAGAATTGTTTCCTATTACATTATGCTCTATTAACCAACTTCTCATAGTAATATAATCGGTCTAATATTCCTAAGGAACTACATCTCTGAAGAAATTAGTACTTAACATAACTTCCATGCTACCTTTATCTGGATCAAAACTAAGTTTCTTTCCGTCATTAAAAGGTCTAGCAGTTTCCTCATCCCATACTTGATTAGCTCTAAATCCAAATGATGCCATTTGAATAGCAGAACCACCTGGAGTATTTACATCTATAACCTCTTTATTAATAAGCGATATTATTTTACTCTCAATCCAATTACGAGTACTTAATGATGCAATAGGAGCTCTGAAATTACCTTTCTTATCTAATGCGAGTGCTTCTGTAATTTCTGCAGACATATTAGTACCTTTAGCTTCCTATATAAGATAGTTTGATAACGCTTTATTGTTTATTCTACCATTCTTATCAAAGAATCTACCGGCTACTCCGTTACTGCCTTTGAGTTTCATGTAACCTTTGGTAGACAAAGCTTTTATACAACCAAATACATCCTTTTTAATCCTAGCTCCGGATACATTTTGACCTTTATTATGACCATAATGGCGATCATCTACTACATTACCAATACATATTTTTACTGCCTATGTACCAAATGATCTATCAGTATGTTCATGTGGTTCAGTATTTAACTGTAACCTAAGTTGTTTTATATCTTGTACTTTAGTAGTAAGACCTCCATTAAGTCTTTCTACTACAGTATCCTAATTTATAACAGTTGTAGAGGGAGAATTAATAGCTTCTATATTGAGCTGAGTATTTCTATTATCTTTATATACTTTAAGCTTATCCCTAGTAGACCCTACTTTGGTTGAAGATTCAAACTTCAACATATCAATAGTGCCTAGTTGTTCATTGTTCATTCTATCATACAGATATTTATTATCAGCATTAGCTAATATCTTAAACATAGGGAATAACGCCATTTTATCAAACACTGGTACATTTATATCTGATACCTCATCAAAATGATCACCAAAGTACATCATTTTTAGTGGTTTGATTGAAGCTCTTAACGCTTTTGCATACAATTCGGGATTTCCAAGTACATCCTAATTGCTTTCGAGTATATTATAAGCTTCTTCTATTTCTGGAGACCATTCTCCTAAAGCCTACATAATACGCTTATAAAATGCAGGTCTGATATATACAGCAGCATCTGCTTGATTAATATTACCAGAATTGTTTTCATCATCATAAGCATATGGATCTGCTGATTTCACAGCTTGTTTTTCAATAAACTTGACATCCTCAACACTTAATTTAGTACGATCTTGCATAGTATTATCAAAATGCTTATCGTCTGTAAGTTTAAATAACTCATCATCTGTCAAACTTGGGTTATTTTTCTTAAGCATTGTTCTAGCTAAATCAGCTTTAAATATTTGCTCGAGTCTACTATGATATTCAGAACCTATCATATTATCCTACAATATAGCACTAGTGTATTTAGTGCTATTTCTAGGATCATTATCTCCCCAATGTATTCTAAGATTAGTACCAGTAGATAGTACAGAAGATAAACGCTTAATCTTATCAACATCTCTTTGAAATATTCCTACAATTTTATCAGATTTCCATTTATAAAATGCTGGATCTCCAACAAAACATTTCTCTATTTCCTCTATAGATATAGCATAACCGGTTACATAATTAGCTATTATACTATAGATAATATCATTTTGAGTAATAGCATTAAACTCCTCTGGTATATGTGACACTAAGGTTTCATAGAATGCAAATGGGTTAGAGTTTTCCTAATCTTCTAATACAGAAGTAGAAGGTAAATTACCGTACTATAAATTACCTTTTTTATCTCTAGATATTACTCCTAATTTTATAGCTTGTTTTATCTCTTTATCTACTTTATCTAAAAGTAAGGTATTCATAGAATCTCTAAGCAAAGCTCTATCTTCTATTAGCTCTGTTCTAATGCGATTAAGAGCTTGAGTTATTAACTCAGGATTTCCAGATTTCTCTGCGTCATCTAACATGCGATTAAGACTAACTGTAGCTCCATTTATAGGTAACTAGTTAAAATAACGGAATCTGCCACCGTTACCGCCAGGAGCCATCTTTCCATCTTTACCTATTTTGCCATGATAATTATCATAGAATCTAGATTTACCTTTTTCTACATCTTCTTTACTATCGAAATATTTTACTATAGCATTATATTCATCTAAGAAGTAATTACAGAATATATCTAGAGTTTCATTAGAGAATCTACGAGGAATTATAGTGGCTTCCATAGAACCTTCCGCATTAGGAGAGTACTTTATAGTGCCTAAAAAGTCTTTTGGTAATTTAATACCTTCTATACTATACCAAGTCTTTTTATCGGACATAGTTGGTAGTATTAATCTACCTTGATGCACTAACAATAGTTTAGCTATATAATCTTCTAATGGAGTAATTCCAAAATAATCTCTACTAGAGTTGGTTATATTATCTCTAATAGCAATAAGAGTGTGTAGTTTAAGTTTTGGTTTATCGGGAGAAGTTAAAGTTTTGACTATAAGAGAATTTGCACTATATGCAGATCTAGCTATGTTATCTAATTTGTTATAAGCATTAGTATTTAACCATCTAAGCTAATCAGACATGTAGTTATTCTAAGTAATAGGATATAACAAACTGCCATCTGCTCCAGTAACACTGAATTCCTCAGGAGTTGGGTGCATTTCTCCGTAAGCTATAGCCATTAAGTTAATTACAGCATTAGGACTTTTATAATTGAATATACGAGATGCAGATATAGTTTGTCTTTTAAATTTAGCTTCTAGACTCTTTGCATTATTCATTAACCTAATATTGTGCATTATAGAATTACTAATGGATCCAGGCATGTTTTTATATAATGCGCTAAATACAAAAAATTCAGGGTAATTAGTAGAGTTAGTATTTACTTTTCTCAATAAATAATTCAAAGATTCACTATCAAAAGGTATACCTATTGCATTTAATAAGTTTAACAATCTTTCCTTAGTATGTTCAAACTATTTTAGCCCTTGATTACGTATATCAGCATTTTTACTATTTAATTGCTTTTGTATCTACTCGATATCACTTAGTATCTGTTTATCTAATTTAGCTAATTCAGAATATCTATTAGTGTTTATACGTGACCTATTATTTTTATCAGTAAAGATTAAAGAAGATAACATAAAGTTCTGAGACCACTGACTCGGTAATCTGGCTATTTTTCGCAGATTGCTACTATCCATTACTGTCCATACTTTTCCTCCTCTTCCTTTAGTATTCTTCTGTATAGTTCCTGTAGAAGTATCAAATATATCTACAGTATCCATACTATTTTTTGCACTTTGTATAGTAGTTAGTAACTGAGTAACTGTATTTTCTGGTAATGGATATGCAGGATTATCTATTCTATCAAGTAAAGTAGCAAAGAATGGGTCTGCTTTAGCCAAGTTTCTTACTCTCCTTATTAAATCTGGCCAATCATTAGATAACCATAAGTTATCTAATATTCTATTCCACGTAATATCAAAAGATTGTGCTACATCTAATCCAAATATATTATCCTTCACAGTATCTACTATTTGATTACCGTTTTCATCTGTAGCAAATTTGGACTGAGGAATAGAATAGAAGAACAATTTGGCATTAAATGCTACATTTGCTTTCTTACTTATCTCATATGAAGCTCTATCCCACACATTGTCATAAGTATCTCCTGGATCTTTAGCTTCTTTCTCAGCTATTTCTGATTCTTCACGCTCTATAGCTCTAATACCTAACTCTTGTAAATACGCACGAATCTATTTAGCAAATAGACCTTTATTACTTAGCACATCATGCACCATCTACTTTTTAGACTCATTGTAATCATATTCTCCAGCATCATACAGATACTGAATATTATCAAATACATCATCTAACTTTAAATTTTGTATGTCATCCATACTTCTAATATTAAGTATAGATAGTGCTGTATTACTTAAGGTTTCTACTATGTTATACAGAGTATTGGCGTTGGCTATATGAGGCATATTTTCCTATTCCTTATTACTTATACCTGGAGCATAATAACCTATACCAACATCATATTTCTTATTAAATTCCTCGAGAGTATCTTGATCTAGCTGCGCATTCTTAAAATTGCCTTTTCGTATTTGATTGAACACTTGATTTTGTAGGCTAAGTTCCTTTCCTGCGAATGCTATTACTAAGTCCCATATAGCTTTAAAGAATTTTTTTATTCTGTAAGTCCAGGTTGGATTTACTTCTTTAAGCATATATGCTTTAAATTCTTCTGCTAATTGCTCTTCTATTTCCTATTTAGTGCTATTAGAATACTCAGGATTTCTTTTTACATAATCTGAGTATATCTAATCCCTCTGTGCAGGAGTTAATAATAACAAAGATACGTAATGCCATGCCTCATGATATTCTACTCCTGCTCCACCTTTAGTAGATAGAACTATTCTAGCTGCAAATTCATCGTGTATACGATCAAATACAGATTGTAATAATCCATATGCTGACGGAGTATTAATAGCTCTCATAGCAGCATTGGTTACCATTACATCATCTGGATCTATACCTAAAGTATCGTGTAGCCATTTTTTGGCAGCAGCAATATCTAAGGCTCCTTCTCCTCTTACTGTAGAGAATACGCCTTTATTACCCAACATCTTCTATAGTACTCTACTATTATTGGGTAATATAACATATTTACCATCTGCTTTACGTACATACGTATAACCTTGTTTTGGAGTAAGACCTGCAGCAATAGTTTCATCATAAGTAAGAGCTTTATCTTGCTATGGTAGTTCTATAGTAGCGGTTTTTTTAGATTCTTCTGTAGCTATTTCGTCAGAAGGCTATTCAGGTTGCTCATGCTTAGACTCTACAGTAGCAGTTACTTGTTTAACTTTCTCATTAGTAGATTGTTTAACCTATTCGATATTGCTAACTTCAGCAGTTTCTGCCACAGCTGCATCATCAGCATACACAAAAGGATCTCTAAAAGCTCTATCTCCAACATCGGTTTTAAGCACCTGATGGTTTATCATCCAAGACATCAGTATGGGAGTACTATCTTTACGAACCACTTTACCATCAGTATCTCTTGTAAGATTTAAATCTTGCATAGTAAATACCAACTCATCACAGTTCAATACGCGATAATAATCAGTATTGTACTTATTCATATACTCGATAGCAGCATTTACAATGTTATTTGAAATAGGATTCATCATAGCTTCTTTATCAGTATTCCAGTGTAAATTATTTGATATTTGTCTGATTACATCGTAAGCTTGCTGATCTGTAAATACTATCTTACCGTTCGTATTTTTTATTTTCAGATATTTTAATACGTAAGATCCATCAGGTGTTCTAGATGCATACATCAAGAAACTACCCTTAGTATTAGTGTAGTAATGTAAAGTTTTACGAACATAAAAAGATAGTTTTTCTACGCGATTATCTCCTACTGCTACAGTACCAGGGCCATGGTTTACTAAGATATCTAGTATATCTAAGAATTCAGGGTTATTAGATATAGGTAATGTCTAAGTAACTAACCTAAATAATAATTCAGCAGTGCTAAGTGGCACACGTTTTCCATTGTCATCATATTTAGCCTTACCGTCAGGAGTGTATGAAGTTATTAGATTCTTAGACCCTCCCTATATGAAATGCCTTTTTTCTGCTAACATTATTGGAGCACTGGTTCTCTAAGAAGGAGTATCTCCTACTTTAGGTATTATGTATATCTTACCTGCATAACCAACTCCTTGAGCGGATGCTTTTGTTACCTAATCAAAATTTACTATAGTAAATCTATCAACAGGATCCATCGGAAATGGGCCTTTGCCGTATCCAAATTCTACCTCTCCATTTAATATCTGATCAGTCATCTATATAGGATCTGAACTTAAACCAAATTCCTACACTTCAGTAAGAGATCTATATACAGGTCTTTTACCTTCAGACGCCTAACTATTAATAGACCCATTACTTTGTCTTAAGTTGACTGGGATTATACCTTTGGGAGCCACTTGGGGTAAAGTAGCAGATTTGTCTACGAAATAGTCAGGAGAGTATGTTTTAATATATTTATCTATAATACTCTTACGTAATTGTCTAAGTTTATTTATTTCACTATTAGTCTTAGAGCTGCTTACGTTCCAATTACGCATTTTAGCTCTAGCTTTATCTGGTTGATATAAAGCTAGATTGTATATTAATTTCTTACCATCTTCCGTAGTTTCTTCGATAATTAAATGTACTACCATTCTATCTGCAGCATCTCTTTCAGATTTTCGAGTCTCCTTATTATCTGTAACTATATAATAGGCCTTCTATTTGGATAACCAATCCGGTATAGCTAATTTAGATGCTAATTCTATTCCTGGTCTACGCTCTCCATCAAATTGTACAGGTTTACCATTAGCTTCAATAGGCATTACTTCTGTAGAATTAAAAGCATAAAAGAAGGTAGAATGTATTCTATTAGTTTCTACTTTCTTCTTAGTATCTAAACCAGGAGATTTATCAGTCTAACCCAAATAGTTCGCAGCTTCTTGAGTAGTAGCCATGTCTACAGCATCTACCTACTCAAACTACCCTTGCATTTCTATCTCTTCATCACTTACCGGAGACCCTAAAGACGGATCTTCATTACCTACCCAAGTATCAGTTCCGTCTGTATATATTATATTATCCTAAGTCTCTAAAGGGATCTCTACAGTTTCATCAGTAGATCCGTCAAATGATTCTAGTGTAAGATTAATAGTGGGATTTATCTATTTTGGACTGATTGGCTCCTCACGTTTAGTGGCCTATGCTGGCTATTCAGGCTATACTTCTTCCTCTGCTGTAGTAATATTTTCAGTAGAAGTTACATCAGAATCTTTAACATTACCTATATCTGCGATAGGCCCGCCATCTTCTATAGTATCATACTTAGCTTTTAATTCATCTATCTCTAAGGTATTACTATCTACGTTGTCAGTGGCAGCTCTATCCTAATCGTTAGCGGAACTCTACGTTATTTCTGTTACATCATTATCCTCTACATATTCTTTATCAGATACTTCATCTAGCATAGCATCAATATCGCTAACTTCTCCAGTATCTCCAGTATTATCAGTTACCTCATCCACTTGTTCTTCTGAACTACTAGTAGCAATTTCATCGACTGGAGTGTTTACAGAGTTTCTATCTGTATCATCTGATATACTATCTACAGTATGCGCGGATTCCTAGGATGTTTCTTTCGTATCGTCACCCTGATTATTATCTGGTTCTACCTATGTTTTATTTGATGATTCCTCTGTTGAAACAGGTTGACTATCTATAGGAGTGTCAAACTCTTCCTAATTTTCTACTTGGGCTTGCTATAAAGATTTTCTAGTATTACGTAAGTCTTCTCTAAATATAGCATTAGCTAATGTACGTTCGTTAGCTTCTACATTAGCACTATTTTCTATATCACTCCAACTCTAGTTAATCTTATGATTATAATAACTTATCAGTTGCCTTCTAGTAGGTTCTTCTTGAGTCTGATGATCCTCTTTATATTTCTCTGCATACTCAGTTAATACAGACTATTTTTCAGAATCATCAAGAGTGCTCCATAAAGGTTTTCTTTCTACTAAGTATCTATTAGATATAGATAATCTACCGGTATTATATGTATTTAATTTTGTAGATATGATATTTATTATTCCTGCATTAAGTATAGATGGAGCCAATACGTTTTCTAATTCCTCAATATTAGCAGGATCTTGTAGAGTATTAAATGTTCCCTTAAATAAAGTATTATCTAATTTACTGAGCGAATCTTTGATCTCTCTCTAACGTTTTTTTATAAATTCCTATAAACCATTTATACCTTGTTTAGATATATCTATTCCATATTCAGTTTTGATTTCTTCGAGAGTTTTTTTACGCTAGTTAAGATCTTTATTTAATCTATCCAATACTCTGCCAGTAGCCCTAGTAACAATAGAGTTAATAATAGGAGCTCTAAATTCAGATAATTGTATTGCTGTCTAACCTTCAGCCAAACCGTTAGTATAACTCTCATACTACTGTTGAATGAATCTATTTAACGGAGAATCAATACTTTCATTAAATATCTGTTCTATTTTTTCTGTTACTTTCTTATCTGATAAGTCAGACAATTCAGAAGCTTCATCAAAACTATTAATTAATTCTACATGATTTTGTACGAACATCTCGAAATCTTTACCAGACTTACGATTTATTCCCAGTTCTTTTAGATTATTATCTATATCTTTGTTCTTATATATACCATATACTATACGAGAAGTTTCTATATCCTCGTCAATCATCTTATCAGTAACATCTGTACCTTTATATCTCTTTAATTCTTCGATACTATTACGTAAATACTCGGGAGTATTTCCGTTACGATAAGAATCTAAAAATTGCGCTACCTTAAAGCTTCTGTCTACCCTATCTAAACCTCTAGCAGAAAGTTCCTAAATACTTAAATCGGATTCAATCTCTTTTCTAGTTCTATTGATTTGCTATATATCAGGGCCAGCTCCCATAAGAGCGCCAACAAAACTACCGATTCCCATCGCTTTTCGCAACTAATCATCAGTATTATACATATCATTCCAATGTAGTCCATTGTATGCTAATGTAGCTTCAACAGCAGCCGTACCAGATTGAATTACACCGTCTAAGAAACTATATGGAGATTCTACCTATGTACCATCTACAGGTATATCTGAATATCTTTTTTGGAATATAGACTGTTGTCCTTCCTCAATTCCTTCAGATATAGCTCGTTTTCCAGTATGTAAAGTAAAGTTAGCTATAGACTCTAGAGCTCTCTTAGTTGCTACTTTCTACATTGGGTTATCGAAAACTCTGTCTGCAATCTTATTTGTTCTATCTTTTGCTGCTTCTATTAATTTTCTAGTTCTAGCATTTTTCATAGCTGCAGTACCTATACCCTTAGCTATAGCTTTAGCTCCTATAGCATTATTTACTATTTTTCCAGTATAAGATAAACCAAAGTTCTACAGGTAATCGCTAAGCGCTAGAGCGTTATTACCTTGTTCTATTTCAGTAAGACCAACTCTAGCATCTTTAGCAAACTTATTATAGTTCTAATCACTAGTTTGAATATTATATGCTAATCCAAATTGAAGCTTTTCAAGGTCATCCATGGAGGATACATCATATCCTCTGGATTCCAATCCAAACTCATAATCTTTCATAACTTTATTAATGTCAAACTTATCAGAGTTCTCTAATAATTTTTGTGTATATGATGATAGTACTTCTGCAGCAGTTTCTTTATGTCTAAAGTAGGCTGTACTAAGTAGGTTGACTCCAGTTTCTCCTAATGCCCAAAGACCTGGATGTTTAGATACTCTACCGCCCCATTTAACAAGATGAGCTGTAGCCATAGTAGCACCCATAGCTTGTAATTCTGATAAACTACTACCAAGATGAGTTAATCCGTATTTATATGTACTAGGATCGAATAAAGAAACCTCTACTTCCTATCTCTATCTATCAAAAGCAGGATCAATTTCATCTGGGTCATAAGTAATACCTAAAGGTACTATACCAAGTAGAGGATCATGCAACATATGTTTTGTTTTTAGAGCCTTCTGTTTAGCTTTAATCTCTGATTCCTTTTCAAATAACGCTACATTCGCATCCTCTAAATTCTTATTTAATTTATCTAATTTGTTAGATAATTTAGCTGATGCAGTTAGTCTATCGTTTAATTCATTATTAGTCTAATTCCAAGATAAGTCAATAAGGTATTGATTTCTATTATTTTGCAATATAGAATTCATAACATCTCTAGATACAGCCTTAGGATATAATTGACCAGGATGCGTAAACGCAGGCTCTACAGCCTAACCGTAGAATATATCTCTTATATACGGATTAGTTTTAGCAGCTTCTTTTACTTGCTTCTCAAGTTCCTGTACCTCAGACATTACTTTAAAGTAATCTGGACCATCTATAGATAATTCTCCTAATAATGTTTTCTGTTCTAAGTAACGTTTTGCCACTTCTATTTCTGGTATCCATTTACCTTCGGTCTCTCTTAGTTCGTTTACTCTAGCTTGAACATTTATAGATAACGCATCACGTACATTTATATTTACTGCTTGTTCTATATAATTAGAATCATCTCCATTTTCTCCCTTATAATCATCAGAAAATAATCCTATTATCGCTTTACTCAAATCAGAAGCAAAATCATACGATGAACCTACTCCTGGTAATTTTTTATTAGCATCTTCAGTATATGTAGGTTGCTCTTGAAATGAAGTATCGTAATCTTGTATATTATAATTAAGTTCTTCTTCTAACTGATTCCAAGCTTCATTTCTAACTGCTCTAGTGCCAGTCTAACCAACATCAAACGTATTTAAAGAGCTAATCCCCGATTCAGAGAAATCGGGGGCAGTTCTTTTATAGTTTATTCTATTATGACTTAAACTTGTTCTATCCATATTAATTATTCATTATCGTCGTCTATATTACTATAAGGGAATCTCATACTTTCTGAGCGAATATTCTACATTACATTTACGTCAGTACCAACTTTCCTAGAGTTTTGGAACTATATATCAGCAGCAACTGCAGCCTAACCAGAACTAGGTATTACAGTAGCTACAGGTACCATAACGTATTCGGTATCATTTTTAGTAGTAATAGATTTACTGTCTATATTATCTCTATTATCTAACCTTACTACTACGGATCCGCTAGTATCGCTATTATTCAAAGTTACTACTTCTAATCCAGCCTCTTTAACAGCATCATATAAAGATCTAGCATTTTCATCATCATCTTTACCAGATGAAGTGAAAAATTTATCTTTATTAAACTGATTTAGTGGAATAAATGCATATTTAGTTTGATAAGTTCGACCACCATCAGTTACTTGTTTAGTCTCAGGAGATATAATAAAATTATTAAATTCTCCATTATTCCACATATCAGCAAATATAGCATTTCTTGCAGTTTGTGTACCTAACTAATTAACATCTCCAAGCATACTAAACGCTAATTCATCTTGTAATATAAAGTCACTAGATTTCTTTCCAACGTAATTACCGTTATTATCTTTTTTACCAGTAGTGCCATATTTGCCATATATGTTTATAGCAGTATCTGGATCTAAAGGAGATGAGAAAGTATTTATTACATAATCTACAGCTGCATTTCTACTTCTGGTATGAGAATATACAGATTCAAAACTATTGCGTAACTTATCCTGCATCATGCTGGGATCTAATTGTTTTAATACAGCATCTCGTCTATCTTTTGATAATACGTTTATACCTTGTCTAGTTACAGCGTTCATCTCCTCTGGAGTCATATCTGTAAAATTCTCATATATTCTACGTCTAGAATCCATATGTACTTGTTCTGTAAGATTAAGTAAGTTATTAGGATTATTCTTAGCGGCTGCTGCAGCTCTAGCTTGTATTTTAGCACTTTCTATCCACCAGGGATCTCTCTGTGCCTGATCATAAGCAAATTCCTTACCTGCGGTGATAAGCGTCCTATTAAGTTGCTTTTCAGCGTCTTGTCTACTAAAACCTTGTCTTTGTAGTATCTCTAAATGCTTTTGATATTCTGGAGTATTCTATATACTGGATAAATTTATTTGGATTTCATAATCTGTTCTATCAGTAGAAACTCCTTGATGAATCCATCCATCCTTAACTCCCATGAAATTAGCTTTCAAATTATCCACGTACGGTCTTACCAAATCTACTTCAGATTTATAAGCTAAAGGAGCCACGTCATTAAATATACCGCTATCTACTGTACTATAATTAGTAAAATCCACATCGTGCCAAAGAGGATTATACATTCCCTTCATCATTAATTCCTAATTAGCCTTTTGCCTTGCTAGCATTCCTTCTCTACTTTGTCTTAAATTACTAAGAGTAGCATAATCAAGATTAGCAATACGAGAGTTCAATCTAGCTCTAAAGTTAGCATCCTTCATAGCATCTGGATTAGTAGCAGCTTCGTCTATTAAGTCTCTTATCTTTCCTAAAGAGTTCTCGTAGTATCTCTAAGTATCTACAGCAGAAGGAGATTGAAATTCTCCAAACTTACTGACAGTATTGGTAAATTCATTAGCGGCTTGTTCAACGGCTTGCCTTTGAGCCTAACCTATTCTGTATAATTCACCAAAATTAATTGGTACATAGGTATTCATTATAGGAGCTTCTGCAGCTCTATCGTATCTATTAGCTTGCATTATTTACCTCCTTTTCTTTTTATTGTATTACGATTAGAATTCATCAGAGCCTTGAGATCATCTTCAGTAAATCCAGCTTGCAAGAATCTTTGATACAGAGGCCACATTTCCATATCTCTAGCTTCCTGATTACGCATTAACTCTCTATTCTGAGCCCATTGACTTAACTGACTTAAACCAGCTCTACGTATGTTTCTAGCAGTAGCTCTATTCTGAGCATTAGCTTCATTAGCCATATTTGTAGCATTAACCCACTGCTGTCCTAAACTATTCATAGTATTAGCATAATCACCTAAGTATTGATTATTAGCATTACTTTCTTGAGATCTTAAACTAGCTATAGCTCTATCTGTATTAACAGCTGATTGTAATCTATAAGCTAAGTTAGCTCCCGTATTAGTATTAATCTGACTAGCATTATAATTACTAGTAGCTCTATTGCGATTTAAATCTTCAATAGCAGGATTAATGTCATACCTACGTCTACGCATCGTATTACTAATACTAGTAGCATACGGATTATATACTGCATCAACTGTTTCAGGTCTACCAGTAAATAGATTAGACATAATAGGAGTTAAAGAAGCTATACCTGATAAAGCAGAACCCCAATTAAATTTATTACTAGAGGGATCAGGTTTACTATAAGCATTACTTTTAGGTAGAGTAGTAACCCTATCTGCCTGAGAAGTAAGAGCGTCTCCTAAACCTGCCATTTCGCTATTAGTAGCAGTTAGTAACTCTGGGTGTTTTGGTTTCAACGTATTAACTGTGCCGTACCAAGTAAATGGTAATTCTGGTTTGCCTTCATCAATTAATCCTGTGCTTGTAGAAGGAGTAGTTCTGCGTCTTTTAACTGAAGTACTACTAACACTTGTAGGAGTCGTAGTTGATGTAGTTTGAGTATTACTAGGGTTAACAGGTACATGATACCACTGATTATTACCAGCTCCCCACTGTACACCAGCTCCCCATTTACGATTCGGGTTATAGATAGCATCTACTATTCTATCTCCTAAACCAGGTTTAATTTCATCACCTAAAGCAGCAGCTTGTATCTACTTAGTTTTAGGTTTAATACCTTTACTTTGTTTAACAGATTCCTGCATAGCAAATAACTAATCATGAATCATATTATTATTCATTTCATTTAATTTTGCTGCATTCTCTGCAAATCTGTCATTATACTTACTTTTCTTTTTTGCCATCATTTTCTCACCAAGTTGTGCAAATGTTTCTTTTCTACCAGGGACTTTAAGTTTATCACTTAGTACTCTACTGCCTTCAGGTAAACTAACTAAATTACTATCAGTAGGATTATTATTCTCTGGTACTTTACTTATACTTCCGTCTGGAGTCTATATTAATTCACCATCATCTACGTAAGCTAAAGAGGAAGACACTCCTCCATTAGCCATAGTATCTGTATTCATCCCTATCATATCATCATACGCTTCACTTTGTAGGTAATTAGTACCTTGTACAGCAGCTCTATTACTATAAGCATTCTTCTTAATTGCTGCTCTCTTTCTACGTAATCTTCTATTACCGAATGCTCCAATTAGACCACTACCAAGACTACCTTCATCATAATCTGTGAACGAAGTCATTTCAGCTTCTTCACCAGATCTGCCTATTAGCCCTATACCAGCTCCTACTGCAGCACCAATTGGACCAGCAACTTGGAAGCCAGTAGCTGCACCACTAGCTATGTCACTTACAGATTGTGCAGCAGCTTGTCTTCCTGTAGTAGCGTTAGATTTCTAAAAAGGAGTAGTTAAAGTATTTAATATATCAGGAGCATTTCCAAGCATGTTGTTTCCAATTTCTTTGAATTGAGTTCCAAATGCATATGCTGGTACTTTTGTTTTCTTTTTACTTTTCATATCAAATTAATGAATTTCTGTATGTTGTTGTAATCTATGGTATTTCAAAAGTATGGTCTATATCAGAATCTAACTCATAATCACAAATCATATACTTACCTCGCAACCTAGCAGGTAACGATAATGTATCTTCATTCTTATCTGCTCTAGGTACTGGGAATCTAAATGTATCTTCTCTATAATCAGTTATTATATGTTGTTCAGGAGTAATAACATTACCTTCTTCATCAAGTTCTTCTTCAGTATGTTCTCTAACTGATTCTTGATGTTTAGTACTGAATTTCATATAATCTATGATATCGTCCTTAATAGACTCTTGATTACCATCTCTAAACTCTCCTTGTAATCTAACATTATCAAATACTTTAGTATAAGGAGCATTCTTATTAATAACTATTTCTAATTTAGCTTTTCTATCCAAAGGAGTTAATCCTATTACTCCAGTATCATGTATAGTGTGCAATTCATTATCTTTTATTGCTACTACTCTATCAGAAATAGGTAACGACCATTTAGGGTTAAATGTATAGAAAGATGTAAATCTACCTAACTATTCATTAAATATCAATGGCTTATTAAGTACATTGAACCATACTTCATTATACTTTTTATCAAACAAAGACACGCATTTAGTTCTATCTTCTTTAATATTTCTATTAAAGTAAGATTGTACCTATTTCTCTTTAGATATTTGACTTACTTGACCAGTATAAGAACACAGTTCATTCTTATCATAGTCATACCAGTATAACACATTATCTGAATTAATTATACTTTTATCATTCTTAATAGATGAACCATTAGTAGTAGTTACATAGTCAAATCTACTTAATATACCACCAGTACCTAATACTAACTGATTTACATTATCATCAGTAATAAGTGACCTTTCATTGACAGAAGCTACTCCTACTCCAGTATCTTGGAAATAGAACAGTCTATCCTTAAATACTTTTAGATTGGTTATATCTCCCCACTGATTATCTACATCTAAATAATCAGCTACTTTGAATTTAGACCACTAGTCTATTACTTCATTATTCGTTTTAGCCTATGATGTTAGTATTCTGTTAGTATATTTAACATCCTTATCAGCGTACATAGAATTAGGTATATATAGTTTACCAGTATTCTATGCGGAATAAACAGAATTATATACAAAGTAAGGAAGATCTTGTACGTGTATATCCTACATCTAAGTAGGCTCTAACTGTAACCAAGAGTCTGCAAAATTTGAACTAGTTACTGTTCTATGAATCTAATCTCCGTGAAATAAATTCATATTAATAGAACTTTCAAATGGTATATAAGCTCCTATGTAATTCTTCATACCATCCCATTCCTTAGCATCAGGCAATTGGAACAACATAGTATTAGGATAATCTAATAGACTTAAATAAGTATCTCCTCCAAATACATACTTGCTATCGTGTGCTGCTATACTTATGTATACAGAATTCTGTCTAGATGAGAATGTATTACCACCATATATAGAATTACCATCACGTTTAACATTAAATACAGGAATAGCATTAGTAGAATCAAATGGATGGAGCTCTGGGTATTTGTTAGTAGGTACACTATTAAATCCAGAGAATACATTCTATAATTCAGGTACATGAGCTATGATACACGGACCAGCTGGACCTTGTAATGATTGATTATCATTGTGAATAAAGTCAGACATAGAGTAGTTAGTATAAGTTCTATTACCAACATTTATTCTTTTAGCTACTACATCTGGAGCTCCATACATGTTATAGTCTATGTTAGGTGGATATTTAGCATCTTCAATATATGATGTAGATTGAGATTGCCCAAATATTGGAACGAAATATTTAGCTATTGATGCTCCACGGTATACCTTATTACCTCTACTATCTTGATAAGGGAAACCTACAGCAAGTACGTTAAGCCCCCATCTCTAGCCATAACCTACATATGGCACAGTATCTTGCTGCAATACTCTACCATCTATCTGAGTAATGTAATCCGCCGCAGCAAATATACTACGACTTACACTATTACCAATAGTATTACCATTTACATAGTTATCTTTAAAATCATCAAACTTGCTATCATTTACTTTACCACCTACAAATGGAGAATAGTATGAGCCTATACCATCTAAGTATACACTTCCTTCAAACAGCTTAGTTACATCATCACCTTGTACACATATCTCTGGAGATACGAGACGTATATAATCATTTGCTCTCATAGTAAGAGAGAAATTACCAATATCTTCAGCTGTACCTGTTGATATTGCTAATTGTTCACCAATTAAACTGCAAAAGAAAGGTGTAGGTCTCATCTCTAAACTACTATCTAGTTCAGAACCCTATCCTACATATTTGTCCTACTCTTGAATTCTATACTCATATACGTAACTACCTACTGTTTGCATAACTACAGTTCTATCACGTTCGGTTCTATCACAACGAACTATCTCATAACTTACTGCACCTACAGGCATCTTCTTTACTTTGAATTCTACACCTAGAGCATTACCTATAAGAGTATTGTTTTCATATCTAAACGGAGGCATTTGTGAAGCATGAGGCATTCTAATATCGCCTATCCAGAGTACAGGAGAAGCTACAGATTTATCATTATAGAATATTATACCAAATCTATATATTTCATCTCTCTGATAGCCTCTATAATTAGCAGCTATATACGGATCAGCATAATTAGGTATATATGGATTATTCTTCTGCTCTTCAGTAGGCTGTAGTATTTCGGGCATCTTACTATCACCTCTGTTTATATATCTAGTGTTATTTCTAACAGTAGGTACATCCATACTACAGGATTGGTCTAATCTAAACTTATCTTGTTTATTACTTAGATTTATATCTGTAGTTACAAATGAATATTCTATATTGATACCATAACCACCTAGTTCACCTTCCTTATTATATATGTATATATTCTGTGAATTAGATGCATCCTTTGTATATTTTACATTGTTAAATGGATTTATACAGTCATGAGTAGCAGGAATACGTTTAATAGCTTCATCATCTGTTATAGACAGACGGATGTTATTACTATCTAAACTAGATAATAGCTACACACTCCCTTCTGAATTAGCTCTGTAAGCTCTAGCATCATAGTCATTACCATCTTCATCTTCTGGTATCCAAGTATTCTCTGTTACATTAGCAGCGAATAGTCTATTTTGCATCTTAGCAAGAGTCTATGCTATAAACTGATAACCAGTCATAGCATTAAATTCTTCTACAGATATATCACTTAAAGTAGCTCCATAATCTACATACTGTATACTTGTTTGACCATCGGGTATATCTATTTCATCTACTATACTAATAGTAGGAGTAGAGTTATTCTGTTCATAGAATATACGAATTACTCTTAACTTATTAAAGTCCTAAAGCGATAACTCAGTAGATAGCATTACTGATTTATTTGATGCTTTATTTAGACCAGTACCTTTATATTCAGAACTACCTTGGCTAGTTACACTATTTGTTAAGTGAATTAACTCACTCATTGGAGAAGTAACAGTTTCAGTGCCATGCACATTAAATAATTGATAACAATATGTTACCATTCCAGCTTTAAGATTACCTTCAGATAACCAACGGAATTTAAACGGCAATAAACTTACTACTGGAGTTATTTCTAATGAACCAGGGTTGATTATATTTCCATTCTCATCTATAAGATTAGAATTGTCTATATACTCATTACTCATTATGTTAACAATCTTAATAGGACTGTTTCCATCAGTAAAGTATATCTTTATATTAGTATCTGATTCATAGTTACCTACAATACTTAGTGTGGGATTCTTAGATAAGTCTTCACACAACCCTAGAGCTCCTTTACATACTAATTTGATCTGAGGCATATTACTATCAAACCCCATTAAGCTGTATATCTTATTAATGTTATCAGATGTTTTAGTTATTACTACCGCAATATCATTTATAGTAGTAGTACCTATTATCGTTTCATCTTTAGGTATAATAGTATCGTATCTTCTAGGATTCTCTATACTTTGTAATACTCCTGTAGTTCCTCCATCATTAGTGATAACACGAACATCCTCAGCATATCTATACTGAGTATCCGGTATCAAATTTACATCCTAGTCCATATTAAGACCACCCGTAAATGTATTAACTTGTGCAGTATTACTTATCATATCAATCTTAATGCGCTATCTTGGTTATATAATATCTATTCTTCACCACTAGTACTAAAGAAAGTATCGTGGTCATTCATCTCAGGATATAACTTATGCCAGGTATTCTTCACATTTTCTAAATCATCCACAGTAGGCATCATAGCTTCGGCATATGCTTGCTTACGATAGAAGTTATAAGAGTTACGTATATCATAATAATCTCCCTGACTTATTTGACCTTTTAACTTTTTAGGATACATTAATTTCATAGTAACATACCAGTATATAGCTTCCTTATAAGACTCTAAATCTGGTATCATTGGCATACTATCTTCATCTGTATATATAGCATAATATGATATCTTAATGTATCCTCTAGGTACATTAGTCATTATATAACCAGGTTTAGTCATATACTGTAAATCATAACTATACATAGTACCATCTTTATGACCTATTCTATTACTTAAATATCTGCCATTTGCTGTAGGTACAGTATTCTAGTTTATTAATGCACTTAATGTTTCTCTAAGATTATTATCTTCATTTAACTTGTCCAATGCTTCTCTATCGTTAGTAAGATTAAACATATTCTTAACTAATGGGAACATGGCTGCATCCTGCACTAGCATACAAGCTTTACTACAACATTGATTATCATGAGATACACCAAAACTGGATGTTGCTTTTCTCATAGGTAGCCATCCACCATTACAACAATATGAGTATGCTACCTAATCTAATTTATACAAATCACAAGGTAATGATACTTGGTGGCATTCTATTGGAAGTATTTCTACTTTATGCTCAAACTGCTATATAGCTCCAATCTTAAGTATGGATTCCATAATCCACTCCCGAATATCTGTAATACGTATCTCATCTTCTCTTAAATCGAGATCTGCTATTACTTTAGCTACTACAGAAGCTGAACTAATCATACGATTATTTATCATAATTCTGGGTAATCTTTTGTTTTGTTGAATATTATTTGAGCTAAATTTCTCTTATTATCTCTTGAAGCTATGAACTAATATTTAGTTTTATTAGTAAGCAAACTATCTTTCTTTGACCAAAAGAATCTATACTTATAATAATTACTATGGTCATTAAGTAGGTATACAGGCTTACCAGTTTCTTTTGTAGCTTTCCAATCCCATCTAAGACTTTTGCCTGTAAATTCTTTTGGCTGATGTTTAATGATTTGTAAAGTACCTAATCTACATGGAAACTTGAATTCTTTACAATTGTACATCACCTCATCTCTAATGTACTAAAAATAGTCATTAATAATATTCTTATATGTCTATAAGTCAATATCGTATGGTGTATTAGGTTCTATGTACTATTTATAGCTTTCATAGAAATCAGTGGTAGTATAGCTCTTTCTCTAATATTTCATACATCAATTATTTATCACTAACTCTGTTCTATGTATCATCATGCGCATCATTAGTATCATCACTAGGCATAGTAATCATAAAACGTAATTCTCTCTCTAATATCATCTATGTAATAGTTGGTATCATTGCAGATGGTATAGGGAACTCACTATCTGGATCAAAGCAAGCATTAAGCTCTGTAGGGTCTTCAGCTATTACATCTACACTGATATACTCTAGCTGATTAGAATCACCATCTACGTATATTCTATTGTTCTTAACCCATGCAATATAATCTTTACACGTAGCTTTTCTATACTTCTATAATTTAGCTTTAGTACGACTGCCTATCTAAATTATATTACCAAACATATCACGTACATTTATTACTCCAGGTCTATAGTTAAAGTCTATTAACTTAGGGAGTTCTTTATCTCCTACATAAGTAAAGTAACCTGGTACAGTTTCTTCACGGTCTAAATGGATAGGTTCTATAGTAGTAAGATAAGCTTCGCTTACATCGTGCCCTTTATCGATCTACTATTTTATTAGCATAGCCCTATAACCTATGATCCACTTTTCAATTTGTATTCTACTTAAATGCTCAGACTCTGCAATGTTATTATTGCGAGCAATAAGTAGAATGTTATCTACAAGCTAATTGAGTGTCATAATATATTATGTTTTAATAACGTTATAAGCCATATAACGCATTTTAAGGCTGTTATAGGCACTTTCTATTATTAGCAATACAATCCTTTAATTTAAGTAATAGCGGTCTTAAAAAGGCTTAAAATAAAAAAGGTTGATCTTATTGACCAACCTTATCCATAGCATTCTTCATATCCTAAGGGAGCATTTCCTTCATAGGTGGTGGAACCATCTAATTAGCTTTCCTTATTATATTCTTCAACTCACTAACTTCTTTCTATAGTTCTAATATTTTATCATTCTCTCTAGCTGGTTCATTATCTACTCCTAGCTTATCTAATAATACTTGACACTTAGCCATTTCTTCATCGCATTTAGCTATTGCCTCTTTTCTCTATTTATACGTATCATATTGATTACGTACTATATTTATAATTTCTTGTTTATCAGTAGATATAGTAAGACCTATAGAATTATCTGTTATAACTGATTTATTCTCAGGTATAGTAAACTTCTTAGTCTCTCCATTACACTATATAGTTATATCTACCACTTTCTTTCTGGGTTGATTAGGCATAGGGAACTATCCTGGTGGTAGTGGCTCATCATATATTGAACTTACTTGAGTAACAGAACCTTCATTATACTCAGTAGTTTTCTTGAATGTACCAACTACTTCTATTATATATACCTTGTCACCTATATTTAATTGATTGAATAACATAATAAGTTAGTTTTAAGGGGCTCATTTAGAGCCCCAATTTATATTAAGTTGCCGGTGTAGCCGGTACTACTATATGATTAATTACTTGGAAGATTCCGTCACATTTGTTATAGTATATAAGATATCTGTTACCAGTTGTAATTTCATTATTTGTCATTTGAGCTCCGGAACCATTTAATAGAGCTTTTGCTCCAGTAGATGTAATAACTGTAGTTGTATTATCAATCTACCTATTAGTGAAACATGTAGGATCTAAGAATACTAAATCCGTAGGAGTAGCTGCACTAGCAGGAGTAGATGTTACATGCAGTATGAATAAACCTTGACATGGAAGTTGTCTCCACAGTTTAGGACATATACCATAAGTAACTGAAGTAGTCGTAGTATCGGTAGTAACATAGTTAGTTCTCAATACTGGAATACCAAAATTATCTACAGTTCTTACTCTACCTCTATTAAAGTAGTTTAAAAAAGGATAAAACATAGCTGCCTCCTTTCTTATTAGCAACCGCATCCGCAACCGTTATTATAACCGTAGCCGTAGCCGTAGCCATAATCATTCAAGCCACCTTGATACCCATAAGGATTACAAGTCAAGTAAGCAGGAACCGGAACGGGACGAATCTAGTTAACAATGTTTGCAGTTTGAGCTTGCTGAGAAGCAGACAACTGTAAAGCTTGTTTATCTTCACGCAAAGCATCGATCTTATTCTGCATTTCTCTCATTTCGAGTTGACAGAACTTATCATTGATAATTTGAGTCTGCGCATCTATCTTAGCACCTACAATATTAAACTTAGATGCATTATCAGCCATTAAAGAATTGAACCCAATAGTAATCAGAATAAACCATGTTAAGTGCTACGAACCAATCATAACGATTAAATCTGCTACCCAGATTTATTCCGTATTGACTAGCTAATGCGGTAGTTTCTTCTACAGACCAATGTGGTCCACGAGTACCATCCTCATTTTCCATTTTACTTACAGCTTTACGGGCATGTTCCTCATTGAAGTGAGGACCGTGTTCTGCTTCGTAAGCCTTTACACGAAATATTCTATGCATATTATTATTGATTAATATTATTGAATATATTGATTATTGTTTAGGTAACTCAATTATGCGAGTATTGGTTACCTCGATTATTGGATTACTGTTAACTATCTGATATCTTTTGGTATGTATCTTTTTCCAATCAAAGTGCCAGAACCTAACCCAGCCATTCTTATACTTATTACGGTATTCTTTCTTCTCTTCTACAAACAGAATCTGTTGATTCTTAATATCTAATGTGGCTTTAAGGATTGAGTCCTTCCTACTAACTATGATAGTTGTTAATGGATTAATTTTAAGTTCTTCGTCAAAATCTATTAGCCTGTGTTTTATAATAGTTCTAACAGAATCTTTAATCTCAGTATTGATTACATTTACATCAGTTAGGTTCTTGTCTTTGATTTTAAGCTTTTTCTAAGCATCCTTAGCTTCTTTTAATAAACTATCATTACTAGTATTTAGTTCTTCTATAGTAAGCTATAGTACTCTGTTTAACTATTCTTTCTAGGATGCTAATTGCTCGTAAGCTCTTACATTATTAGTTATTCTGTCAATCTCTTTATTCTTCTTTTGTAGCTAATGGTTCTAAACAAAAACAGTCGCAATAAGTAAACTAACTAAACCTACTGCGACTGCTCTGAAATTCTTTGTAAACCAATCAACTATTAACTTTACTATTGGTATCATCTGTGAATTCGTCAAGTTTTACATCTAAAATCTATTCCCCTTTTTTCTTTACTAACTTCTTAAGTATATCCCATATTTTCCATTTAGGATGTAATTTACCTAAGTTCTCAAGTAACGTAAAGAATTCTACGATTGCTATAGCACCTGCTATAAATTCTACAGCATGAAGATTAATAGAAGTTACTATAAACTTTTCAATAGTGAAAGCACAACATATAGCTACTACTGAATCACGTAACTTATAGAATATCTTTGAGAATAATCTCTTAGAATTAGCAATTACATCATCTTTATACTTACTCTTTTTATTTGCTTTGCAATCATAAATGGTATCTATGATAATAATAGCAGCTAAAGCTAGTATAGGAACATATACGGGAGAGTATAAAGATATTAAACCGCCTAAAGCTCCGGCAGCAAACTTCTCTACACTGCTAAACATATTCTTAAATATTGGCATCGTCTATTCTCCTAACTGATAATAATTCATAGATAGTAGTTTGATAAATGTAAGTAATCAAAAAGCCCTGACAGATTAAAAGGGGAGTAAAATCTGAGAGGGCTCGAAATTCCGCAGGAGAAGCAGGTAATTTAGTTTGAGATTATAATTATATAACGATAAGGTTTATTTAAGGTTTCTATTTTGAAAATCTTCTTGCATAAACTAATAGCTCTTTATAGCGTAATATCTTCTTTAGTAAGTTAATACCATTACAATGCTTAAGCCAACCTATATGACTACACATTTCTTGTTTGTAATCTTCTACTGTAATGTTTTTCTTTCTACCTAATCTAGCAGCTTTCCTACACATGCTACGCTTAATATTTTTTCTTACTCTCGTAAAGTACAATGCGCAACAAAGTATAGTCATGCCTTATTACATAACCTACAAAAGATATACCTCTGTCTTCTACTTTAAATATCTAATAGTTATCTTTGAAAGTTAATTTTAAAGTATCTAAATACTATTTCATTTCTTCAAACAGTTCTCGTAAATACTCTTTATCCTTATGTAGTATTACTATATCATCTGCATATCTAAAGTAATATTTAACCTATTTATCTTCTTTAAGCCAGTGGTCAAAGTAAGTAAGATACAGATTAGCAAAGAACTAAGATAAGTAATTACCAATAGGTACACCTTCTGCTGAATCTATTATCTCGTCTAATAGCTATAATAACTTCTAATCCTTTATCTTCTTTCTTATTATGCTCTTTAATACTTCATGGTCTATACTAGGATAGAACTTTCTGATATCTAACTTAAGACAATAAGTAGTATTATCTACATCTTTTAAAGCTTCTTTAACATTATGTAATGCTTCGTGAATACCTCTGTGTTTAATGCAACTATAAGTATCTTTAATAAAGATAGATACCCATATAGGTTCCATTATATTCATTACAGCATGATGTACTATTCTATCTGGATAATAAGGTAATCTAAATATTAATCTTTCTTTAGGTTCTCTAATTATAAATGTATTATATTCAGAAGTTTTATACGTACCGTTAATTAAATTCTGCTATAGTTTTTTAAGTAATTCTTCTTTATTCTAGTCAAACTCTTTGATATCTTTTCTACTAGATTTATTTCTTCTAGCTTTCTTATCTGCTAAATATAAGTTGTCTAAGCTAACAATCTTATCGAATAAATTATTATATCTCTTCATAAATAATATTTTCTGAAATACCTTCACGCATCTTCACTTTCGTTACCAATGCGTTCAAGAAGCATGCCATATTTTACCAAGAGGTAAGGTTCAGCCCTTGATTTTTTGTCAGTTTATAATTTTTTTACGTATTTCAGTGTCCTGACATTAGCATTGGAATTGTCTAACTCATTGTTAGAATTCAAATTGAACAAACCTGCATTAGACTCATTGTCTGAGTTACTGCTGATTTACTCACGACTGCAACCTTTTATTGGTTAATTAAAACCAGTTTTCTTCAGATTCTATAGAATCCAATTGTTCATAATCCTCATCATTTAACTCTAATGTAGCTGGAGCAGCTGGCAATGCCGGTTCACCATAGAAGGTAATTCGAGTCCCGACATCAGCAGTGGAAGTGCCCAACCCATTGTAAGAAGACAAAGAGAGCAAACCCGCAAAAGACCTACGGTCCGAGCGACCGCCGATTAGAAGAGTTTTAGGTGTAGCTGTAGCACTAGTCCAGTGATAATCACAATAATAAGTTGTAGCACTAGCTCCATTTCCTACTACAGTTGGGAATAGATCTGCCTAATTATTATTAACGAGTTTTTTTACATATTGACTAGTAATTGTACTTTCTTTAAAGTCTTGTAATTCATAACCTGCTGCAATTAATTGCTCTGCAGTAGGATTAGTTCCTCCTTCAAATGTACCAAACTTAGTATAATCTTTGCAGATGTATACACTATTATCAGTACCAGCAACTACTACATCAATTACATTCTTCCATACATGACCAAATGGATTCTCAATACCACGGTATCTAGGAACATTAACTACCTTAGTACCAGTAGACGTACCCTCTGCATTAGTATTAGTATGTGTATATTCGATTATACCAGTACCGTTACCTAATGAATTAGTAGTACCGCAAGGTACAAATGAATAAGTAGTAGCTCCATTTACAGTTACAGTTCCTGAAGTTACTCCATCACCCAAACCACCTTGATGATAACCTTCTGCAGTTAAATTAGCATTAAATGCTTTCTGGCTATTCAATGTAGCATATTCTACTACGAATAACCAAGTGAGATCTCTATGAGCATCATAAGTATAGATATTCCAGTTATTAGTTCTACTATTCTCTCTAGCAAAGACTTGGAATTGGTTTCTAGTAGTACTTACCCTAGGTTTATATTTTGTATTATTTACGGAGCGTAATAGATTAGGTAGAGTTTCAGATGTTATTCCTTCATAAGCCCCTATATATTTTTTTTCTACCTTAGTATAACCAGGAAGATTATATTCACTCATACGAACCTCAACGGTATTATCCGGAGTAGCCACTAACAGTCTATAGTGTTCAGGTATTTCTACCATCATTTCAGGTGAAATCTAGCTGCTATCTTGAGCTATAACCGTACCATCTTCCCACTTAGTCCAATCATCTGCTTTTAAATATTTCTTAACGTTATCAACATTGTTAATAGTACACCCTCTCATCTTACTCTGGATAGGAAGTGTTCTGTGCATTTCCATATTACCAGTACGTACACCATCAGGACTAGAGCTATTAGCTAAGTCAAACTTAACTCCATACCACAGTTCATTCTCATTTCTACTGAGCTTACCAATCTCTTCATCAAGAGTAACAGCTGCACTTATAGCACTAGGACTATTTGCTAAGTAATTAGTACTTGATAAGTCAGGCATTTCATTAGCTTCAGTTAAACCTACCTTATCATTTACTTTAAGTAAAGTAGTTCTAAGTTCTGTAATATCTTCATTTAATGCATCTTCTAAACTATCGATATTACCTTGTAATTCTGTATCCTTAGCTTTTAATTCGTTTACAGCTGCTTCTCTAGCAGTCTTCTCATCATTAATAGCATCGGGAAGAGTCTCGTTGATAGCTAACTTTTCAGCACCAGTCATTAAACCAGCAACCGTATTAGTAGCAGGAGTAATAGTAATATCGGCTAAAGTAGACTGTACATATTTACCTCCGCTCTTTTCTACTCCAGTAAGACTAATAGTGATATTATTAACATCAGTCTAGTCTAATTGGAATGTACTCAGCAAGTTATCAGGCATAGAGTTAACTACATTCTCCATAGCTTTACCCTTACCACCATCATAAGCAGTACCAGTAATATCACCAATGATAATAGCATTAGAATCGATGTGTACCCATTGTGAACCAGACCATCTAAACTGATAACTTACTTCACCAGGAGTTACATTGACATATATTTTATCTCTTTCACCTACTATAGGAGTTTCATGTTCAGCATCTGCATATAACTGTATATTCTAAAGTACTCCAGTAGGAGATACAGTATAAGTAGCGTATGCATCCATTACATCATCAACGTATGAAGGCAATTGACTAGCAGGTACTTTACCATTACCATCAAGTTCAGCAAGACCATTAGGTTGACCTTTCAATGCTTTGAAGTCTTGTAAGTCTTCATTAACATCATCAATCTTAGTATCCAGTCTATCTACTTGAGCTTTTACAGCAGCATCACCTTTATTAATAGCGTCTACTATACTACTACCTTTAAAGTAGTTATTGCTACTATTATCAGGCAAAGATATAATGTCACTATTCTTATCATAGTTTAAACCAACAGATTGAACAATCTCTTTAATGTGAGTCCATTGGTCTACATTAGCATCTCTATTCAGTGGTATCCATTTCTTAAGATCAGGACTATATGACTTAATAACATTACCAGTACTATCTGTTGCTAAGTCAATCCAGTAAGAAACCTCTTTAGGATTTGGAGCATACTTAGATGCTATGAAATTAGGATTTTCTTGTTTAACCATATTTGCAAATATTTAATAATTAAATAATCTCCTGTTCTGGATCACTCCATTCAGGTGAATTAGTAATATCTTCTTCATCTAATAAGGGGAACGGATATTCTACAGTAGTGTCTTCATCTGTTTCAGATAGTAACGTTACTGGAGGAAAATATTCATTGAATATCTCTTCATGGATAAGAGCTTCTGTACCATCTATATTAGTACGTCTAGATTCCCAGTCCTTATCAAATTCTTTTAATTCTTCTATAGGTATAACTAACCACTTCATATCTAGTATCAGTTACCTAGGAACTAGTATTAGATATAAGATCTTCAATTAGTAAATAGCCTGAGTATACTGCAGGTTCTATAAACTAATCTCCTTTCTCTATATCATACAACTATGGAAATACATAGTATGCCTAGGGATTTATAAATATTGGATTATATAATATTGTTTTCATTATGTTATTGGATTTAATGCTACAACTTGACCAGCTTCAGTTTTATCAAAGTAATTGACTACAGCAAACTCTTCATTTGCTGCACCGCTGTTTCTACTACTCACATAACTTCTAATAACCTATTGACCTCTCTTTTCACTATTACCTGCTACGTATCCGTATACGAATGCGGTGCTTATACTATCGTTGTATATAGTTCCATTCTCATTCATAGCAATCACTTTAACCTATCCTTCTTCAGTCATAGTATTAGTATTAAGACACCTAACAGAACCTGTTATTATATTCCCATCTATGTTTGTCTAATTATTCCATGTCTTATACTACTTACCGTTGAATGTAACATAACCATTAACTGAAGTACTTAAAGTACCATTAAACGTAAAATCTCTTTGTATAGTTAGATTGGGCATGCCTTCCACACTATCATCTACAGGATTAATTTTATAATATCTATTAGTATTTGTTCCATCCACGTGTATGACCGTTTCTCCAATCCATATTTTTTTAGACATACCTTCTTCAGACACCCAACCATCTTTATCAGCGAATACAAATGATTGAGTAGGTACTCCCATATCGGGGCCACTCATCTGATATGCTTTTACTATTACTCCTCCTTTGTAGGCAGTACATTCAACAGTTACAATACCATCTTCTTTTGTACCATACCAGTTTCCTCTAAGCTACGCAATTAGCTATTCAGGCATAGTTAAGTCAGAATTATTGGTATATACATCTTGAATAGATTTAATATCTATCATTACACATTCTGCTCCAGATTGAGTATTATCACCTCCCCAGTATAAAAAAGGTTGGGTTCTATTCTCAGAAGAACCCCAATTCCATCCTACGATCTCACTAGGTATACCTGGAGCATTAGTAATGTTAGTACCAGTATCAAAGTCTCTACCATTAGACGTACTCCATATGAATCTTAACTATATACTATTGAAATCATAAAAGTAAGCTACATCATCTCTAGTAGGCCATATGTGACTCTAGCCATCAAATACATCAGATATATTAGTATTGCCTACGGTTCTCTTTTGTAGGGGAACTGCTCGTCCCCCTGCTATACCTAACTCTAACATTACTCACTCTCCTCATCAATAATATTATAAGTCATACCTGCTACTTTAGTAAGCTAATTATATTCAGCTTCAGTACCAGTCCATATAGGTAATGATATCTTACCGTTATTAGCACTAGGTAATGCTAAAGTAACACCAGTACCTTTGTTCATTGCCTGTTGTACCGGATCTAATACAGATATCTTATTCTCACTAATAAGTTTATTTATTAGCTGAGTGATATACTCTTCATCAAGTAATTCACCAACATTACCAAGATTATTCTCAATATTAGTAATCTTATTATTGATACTAGTTATACTCTGTTCAATATCATCTATACTAGACTCCAGATTAGTAATTCTGTTGTTAACAGTAGTTATCTTACTATCCAGGTTATTTATCTTACTAGTAAGTTCAGATATACTTTGATTAACTTCATTTTTGAAATCACCTATTGAAGATTCTATAGTAGTATCTATGTAGTTCTTAAGTCTATCATCACTAACTACTAAATCAACAATCTAGTTAATAGGAGCTTTAAAGTTCTAATCCTTCTCTGCTATTACCATGTATTCGTTTCCTTCTAGTATACGCTTAGGATCCAAATTCAATATCTTTATGCCTTCACATTTATTCATAACTATTACTCTTTAAAGAACCCACTAGGAGCACTTACTTTATTAAATACAACATTATCAGTAGTAGCTAATGACAATTGAGCTCTAGTAACTACGTGAGGATTATCTCTTCTAGCAGCATGAGTATCAATAGCATTCTATGCATTAGTAATCAACTGCTTAAGCTCATTAATCTGAGATTGCAAATTATTATCTGCATTAGTTCTATTAGTAATCTCTTGATTAATTAACTCAGTAAGATCAGTAACTTTACCATCTACATAAGTCTTAAGCTCATTCTTAGCTTTAATAATCTCACTATTTACATAGCTTCTTAAATCACTAATCTATTGATCAATCTTACTATCTAACTCTTGAATATTCTGAGTTAATTCAGTAATCTTCTGTTGAATAGAACTTAAATCACTACCTACTATATTAGTTATATCTTGACGAATGTCTTCAATATTAGAATTGATATTAGTAATATCTTGGTTTATATCATCAATGTTATCATTGATGTTTGTAATATCCTACTTGATGCCATTAATTTCATTTCTAATATCATTAATCTGAGTAGTTAACTCTTCTACTTTCTAATTAATATACTACCACAGTCTATTAACTTCTTCTTTCAGTTCATCTTTAAACTCAGCTAATTCATTTCTGATTTCAGTTATAGCTTCATTAATAAACTGTTCTATCTAGTCAAGAGCTCCATTAATATAATCAATGATAGCATCTACTTGCTTATCATTCAGATCTAGCATCTCCCATGTATTAGTATCATTACGATAGTATCTAATACAACCACCATAGTAATTAGAGGTAACGTCAATCCAATAATCTACTTCTAGAGGATTAGGCTACGTATCTGATGCTCTAAATCTAACTATCTCTCTCTGTAACATATATTATGCTTTAAATGTTGTTATTTTATCTTCTGTGCCATCATCATATACATCGATATGAACCCATGATACACCATCCTCTAAACGTACTTTACACGGTAATAACAAAGGTTTAGCCTTTATTATCTCTCTTATTTCTTCTGCAGTCTTATCATCACAAGTAAAGTCAATAGCATTACCTGTTACATGCGCAGATACGTATACGCTCTTCTTACCTTTTACTAAAGGACACATATTACAACGCATACCTCTCTGATGCATGTTACCAATATTGATATGCATTGGCATTCGTAAAATATCTGTACGTAGACATAGTAATACATGTAGTAACTAAGTACTTAAAAACATCCATGACTATTCTCCAAACCTACTATATATGTGATTACATACTAATTCCTTTACGTTAAAGTAAGGTTTAAGCTGTTTAATTATTTCTTCTCTCGGCATCATTGTTATTTGCAATTAGAGCCTCACCAACTAGATTGGCTGCTACGTTCATACCAAATTGTTTAGTATCGTTATCTATCTCACTTACCTTTACGTTGATTTGAAGGAGCAGAAGATATATCTGCTCCAACAATTCTCTATCTGTCATATGTGCTAAGTATGGATTCATTAGAAACTAACTGTTTGTTCTCCTGTTTGTAACTAGAAACTTTTTACTAATTTATATCTGTTACCTGAACGTACATATATGCTTGCAATATTACCAGCATATATAGTTCCTCTATTAATTGTTAAACCGTTATTTGTATTCCAAGTAAAGGTATTGGGCACCAAGAAGGCCAAATACAGTGTCGGGCCTTCCACTGGTACTTCCCCTGGAGGGAATAGATAAGCTGTATCATAAGTAAGACTAGTTAAAGTAAGCCTATTAGCAACTTCCTACTTACCATCTTGAATAACATTTACAAATGCTTGAGCACCACTCTCTGCTTGAGTTAAAGTAATCTTAGCAGTTCTCTAGGTTGTTGTTTTATTCTCTGCTACAGTTATATACGTAGTGTTGGTTGTAGTTCTCGCAGCAGCAACCCAAGAATTATTTGACGAGAATTCATAATCTAGAGATTCTGTAGTTTCACTACCGTCGCTTTTAAGTACAGTCTTATAAGAATTCACTGTAAGAGTCTCATTAGTTTCTGCCGCAGTCACACTTAAATTCGTTGGAGATACATTAAACGTATATGTAGGAGTATGACCGCTTTGAGTTATCTCTATAGATTGAGTCTTACCAGATTCATTCTATGTAAATACTAGAGTAGTACTTCTAGTACTAGAAGTAGTGTTTTTCAGTATCTCTACAGTTATTTTTCCAGTTGTAGATACAACTACCCAATCAGTACCACCAGAAGTTAAACTATAGCCTATATTACTACCATTCTTAGTAGATACTGTTCTTGGTATGAAAGAGGCATTACTATATGGAGCATCATATGTATTTGGTGTTATTGTAAATACATACGTATCTGCTACGTATGCATCTTGACTAACATTAACGGTAAGTGTCTTACCAGAACCACTCTGAGTTAATACTACTTCTCCACTTCTTGCAGATCCACTGTTATCAGAAGCACTGATGGTAACTTTACTACTAGTAGTAGAAGTAGTTATCCAGCTAGGTTTACTAGACACACTCCAAGATTGACTACTACCATTCTTAGTAGATATTACAGGTATATTGGCAGCAGTTCCATTAGCAGAGAAATTCCACGGGAAGCTTGCACTAGTATCTGAAGTACTACCATCTTCCCAAGTAAATACATAATTGTCTGCAGGTGGAGTATACCCTGTTTGGGTTAATTCAGCATAATCTCGTTTACCAGATTCATCCTAATCAAAATATACTTTTGCTGTTCTACCAGTAGTACTAGTAGTAGATTGTATAGTAAACGTAGAAGTACTCTTGTTAAATGAAGCCCATGAAGGTAATGTACTACTATCTATACTATAATCTACATCATAAGTACTACTACCTACTGTCTTATATGAAGTAATAGTTACACTACCTGAACCACCACTAGAATCTACGCTAACCTTATACGGATTAACAGAGAAGGTATAAGTAGTAGAAGGTGTAGCTCCGCTTTGAGTAACAGTACAAGTAGCTGATTTACCACCGTGAGTTGCATTAATAGTTGCAGTTCTACTAGATGTAGATGTATTCTCTCCTAATGTTAAAGTACTAGGTGAAGAGCTACTACTAAGACTACCTAAGTTAGTAGATAATGTAGGATTACCTGTTTCTTCAGTAACATCTCCACTAGCCCAATATACGGTTCTCTTAGCACTAGCTGTAATAGTAGAAGTACCTCCACTACTAGATACACTAGTAGGATTAGCTGATACAGATATAGTCCATTCTCCATATGAACTAATAGTATCTTCACTTTGTAACAGACTAATAGTAGCTGTCTTATTAGACTCATTCTAAGTTATAGTAACTGTACCTGTTCTATTTGAAGTGACTTCATTAGCAGAAGCGCTTACTGTAGTTCCACTTAAAGAGAATCCAGTACCAGATATAGTAGTAGACTTTAATGATACACTAGTATCACCACTCTATTCTACTCCATCTAATACTTTTCTCTTATAAGAACTAACAGTAAAAGACTTACTACCACCACCAGCTCCAAATGACATACTCGTAGGAGATACTGTTAAATAGTAATTCCAAGTCTCTACCTTCTTACGTATATCATCTATCTTTACACATTCATTAGCTCCATAAGTAGAAGCATTCTCAATGACTATCAATGAACTAATAGCTAAAATCTAGGTCTTAGTAGGACATTCTGTCCCACTCTTACCTAGACTAAGCTTACTTAATATCATAGAATATGTTGCTATTTCATTACTCATGCTGCTTATTCTTTAAAGTTTCTACTTCAGCTTTAAGCTTTTCAATCTCATCCTTAAGCATCTTAACTCCTTCAATAGCTAATACACCTAACATCTCATACTCTACCTTCTTAACCTTAACATACTCTTCACCATCTTTAGTGAATGATTCAAATTGTTCAGGGTTCTTTACTTCAGATTTAAGAGTATCACCTTCAGTTACTATATTTTCAAAACCTAATTCCTCTAAGTTCTATGCTATAGTACCTATTTGCTTCTAATCATTCATTATAAATGATACAGTGGGTATAGCGCATATCTGTTCTAAAGTATAGTCTAAAGGTTTAATATCTGATTTTAATCTAGCGTCAGACTCTTTGAAGAAGCCACTAACTGCAGATACCTTACCGAAAGACGTAACATTACCTACTGCTATATTATCATAAGAGTATATAGACTATTTAGGAGTTATAGTTACTGCTCTAGCTACTCCAGAAGTGGGCATAGCAGCATTAGTTATACTTTGAACTAGATTATCTTTTGAAGCATTGATATACGCATGAACATGGAATGTCTAATATGTTATTGTCTATTTAAACCACAAATGAACATACCCTTGATGTATAAATGCTTTTATATCACCGAAGCTAGTTCCGTTGTTGACTCCAGTAGGTTGTAAAATCTCATTATTGTAGTCATAGTTATAAAACTATATTACTGTATCAAATGGAGGTTTACTATCATAAGAATTACCAAAAATTCTTACTGTTACCATTGTGTTACTATTAGATGGTATTCTTAGTTTTACTAAACAACCCTTATCGTAATTATATACAGTATATGGGGAGTATCTTTTATCTAACTCATTAGCATAATTACCTTTATGAAGTAATTTATAATGAGTACCTCCATAATAGAAAGTTGCTCCTTCATCTAAACTATCCACTCTACCTAATGATATACACGGATGAGTTGTCAGTTTATCGTTGTATAAATATGCTCCTAATGAATTTGTATACCCTACTTCTGCAGTTTGCGCTCCACTATTAATAAACTAAACATAACTAGAAACATCAGTTCCATGCAAAGTTAAAGGAGCTACTGATGAAGTTTGATTTATCGTCAATGCTCCAGTCATAGTATCACCGGCTTTCTTTACAAAAGCAGATGGACTAATACCACCAACTGTGTCAGCATTACCTGCATTAGCTGGTTTACCAACGCTTACAGTCTATGCACTACCTCCAGATGGAGTTACTGTGAAATTACCAGCAGAACCATTAGCAAATGTATAAGTAGTATTAGTATTCTATGCAGGTATACCTAGTGCGGTTATATCAGCTTTAGTTACAGCAGTAACACTAGCTATATGACTAGTAGAATCAGTAGAGAACTTATAGAATCCAGATGCTTTACTAGGTGCAGAACCAGCAGGATGTACATAGTTATTATATGTAGCTCCTTTAGTTAGAGTAAGAGTATCGCCACTAATAGATGCAGTAGTAACAGCATTACCAGAACCAGCTACAGTTACTTTACCAACCTTCTTAGCTAATTCTGTATTCATAGTAGACTACAGATTATTGATGTTAGTCTGTAACTAATTATCACCATCCTTTCTAGCTTGAATCTCTACATTCAAATCGTTAATAATCTCGGATGAACTGCTCTCGATAAGCTCTTCTAATCTATCTACTTCAGTAGTTACTCTATTATCTAGATTAGTAATTCTATTAGGTATATTGACGTTTAAGTTCTATTTATCAGTAGCAGTCATTACACCAGCTGCAGATTGTGTAGCAGCAGGTATAGTCTATGACTTAGTAATAGGATTCGCATATGAATTACTAGCTGCAGATAAATCAGATTGCTTATAATTAATAGTTACACTAGTTGCATTTCTAGATGTTGCATCCATACCAGTAACTAGGTTATTAGGTAGTGAATCAAGCTTATCACCAGGATTCTGTATACTACCAAATTCATTATATAAGTCATCTAATCTGCCTTTATCTATTGCAGACATAACACCTGCATTAGTAGTTGTAGCTGATGGTATATCTATATTATCATCCTGTAATGGACCATAATTTAAACCATCTTTAGCTGCATACTTATAGTTAATCTTAACTAATTCACCAGTACTAGTAGTAGGAGTAAGATATGAAGTAATCTTAGTAGGCATACTATTTAAAGCATCTCTATTAGCTTTACCTTTATCTCCAGAATACGCCGTACTAGGAGTTTCACCTAATGCCAAACTCTAACTAATCTCTAAGTATTGAGTACCAGTCCATCTATATGTTAAGTTAGTATCCTTAGATACATATATCTTACCTGTTTCACCAGTCTGAGGGAATTGAGCTTTAGTAGAGAACTCTAATACATCATCTACATAAGATGGTAATTGAGCTGCAGGAACTTTACCAGTTGAGTCTAATTCAGCTAAACCACCAGGCTGACCTTTAGTACTAATAAATGCATTTAAACTATTAGTAATAGTAGTGTCGCCTGCTTTTCTATCTTCAATCTCTTTCTGTAGAGCCTCCTCTAACTTGTCAGTAACTCCATCAAACTTATTCTCTATACGGTCTATCTCAGCTTCTCTATCTGCAATCTCTTTATCAATCTTATCATCAAGATCATCTATTCTATTACTTAGATTAGAGTCAGCTTCCTTTAGGTCTTCAATCTATCCAGGAATAGTAGTATTAAGTTCTACATAGTCTTCCTTACTCATTAGACCGTCCATAGAAGCAGTAGCATTAGCTATACGTATATCCATATAGATATTGTTACCACTTTTAACGGTATTCCATGATACACAAGGAGTAGCATTCTATCTGAAAGTGATGCCATTAGTTACTAAGTCATAAGTAGATGTATTAGTACCATCTTTAAACTTAATATTAGTTAATGCTAAATTACCTATATATACATACTAACCATTATCTGTAAGTACTTTAGTACCATCTCCAGTAGTCTTAATAACTGTAGTAGTATATTGTTCTTTACTATAGTTTAATGAACCATCTACAGTAATAGTATCAAATACTACTTGAGATATATTATCTGTACCTTCTTCTTTAATAAAGTCAGGAGATTCAATGTATATAGTACCACCAACTATAGCTACTTCAGTTGCTAAGTCTAATCCATTTCTATTAGAGTTAACAGTATAGACAAGCTTACCTTCCTCTATAGCTTGCTTTAATGCGTCATAATCTTCTTGACTTACTTTACCATCAATGATAGTAGGATCAAAGATATACATAGTCATATCTTTAAACTCTATCATTCGGATCTTACCATTTCTTTCACCATCTTGGAATGGAATCATTTCCTATCCTGTGACAGCAGTACGTTCTGAAGCTTGACTAATCTTTAAACCTTTAATTCTTGCTATCATTGTCAATCAAATTATTTTCTTTCTACTATTCTAACAGTACTACACCGTTATCTTCCCATAACCAAGGATCTGCATCCTCTGTCAACAATGCTAATACATAAGGATCGTACAATCCTTTAAAGTATCCATTACCACAACCACACTTAATACAATACGGTTTGAGTTTCATAGGTATACCACTATATAATTGTGGTTTAACCTAATGTAAGTATCTCTTTAGTATTTCAGAATCTATAGGAGTAGTAACACTAGATGCGTTACTAAACTCCAATAAATCTGTCAATTCATTGTATACTATGGTTGCTACAACATCTCTATTGTTCCTAAGTATATTAGTTTTAAGTATAGAGTTTGTTTTACTGTTTATATATTCTCTTGCTTTATCCATAGTAATTATGCGTTTGCGTATGTTTTAGTAGTAAGATTATTTTTTGCAAATATCAAACCTTCTGTTGGGTTTAATCTAGCAGAATAAGTGTCACTTCCCAATACTTTTTGTATATATATACTACCATCTCCAGATATAGATATCTATGAACCATTACTACATCTAACATATATGTTTCCTTCGTTAGGAGACTAATCCTAAGTTCCGTGTATATCTATTAGATAAAAGTCTGAATCTGTAGATTGAGGTACTCTCAGTCCACTAAAACTATCACCTGCTAATATTACTTTACCGTTAGTACTATCTCCTACATTAAGTTCATTAATTTCTCCAGAAGAATTCCAAGTGATATTGCCTTTTGCTAACTATCCACTACCATCAGAATTTAAACCAAACCACTCAGTAAATGGAGACTGAGCCTAACCCATACGCATACCAGTTGAATCTAGTTTAAACTAATAATCACTTGTAAGCTAGGATATATTATTTTTCTTTATATGTGTACCTACAGTAGACAGCCCACTAGTATTATTAATCATACTCAATCCGCTACCGTCTAACGTAAGCTTAGTGTCTGCCGTAGTTAACTGTAACTAACTGTTCTCAGAATCAGCAGCTAAGTGTATACCTCCAGCTCCAAAGTAAGCTTCACCATTCTCAAAGTCTAACAAGAAATTAGGTCTAAATGAGTTAGAAGTGTTCATAGGATCTGAAGTATTAATCAAATGATATTCAGAACTATCACCACCACTGGCGTTCTTACCTCTTTGTGAGAACATTAAGTTGTTATTGAATACAGCTCCTCCTACTAATGAGTTAGGTGCAATAAGTAAGTCAGTATAGATGGCTTCATAATTCTCTAATACAGTCCATGCACCAGACGTATCTGTAGCTGGAGATTCATTATTCTACTGAGTGCCAATCCACGTCATTACCGATTTCAAGAAGTAATAGTTACCATCACTAGTATCATATACGTAAGGAGCTTTCTCTCCATCATTAATGTATGGAGTACTAGTACTATATATACCAGCTGGATATGCTATAGGTTGCGAACCTACCGGATCTGGAGTAATTATACCGCCCATAGGATTAGGTTTAGACCATGCAGTTTCCATCTCATCATCAATAACTCTACACTGAATAAACCATATGTAATTATACTCATCTCCATTAGTAAGTTCAGGAACATCCATAGACCAACCTGTAGGGTTTCTCTTCCATTTCATAGTATCATTCCAAGCCTCACCGGTATAAGTAGTTTCAGTACCTTTACAGTATCTTACCTCGTAACCTACTCCAGGAACACCTGAACCACCGTTATCACCAGTCATACCAGTCATATAGTACGGATCACACCATTGTTCCATTAACGTATTATCTCCACCATTGATAAGAGCAAATGTAGCCCATAATACTTTACCGCTACTTAACGCTGGTGCAGTAGAACTCCAACCTGTAGGATAACGTTCAGCAGCATTTAACTAAGGAGCAATTTCCCAGCTGTTATTTCTAGCAAATCTGTATTCATAGTAGTTACCATCCATGCCTTGAACCTTACCTACATTTACCCATTCACTACCATTCCATACCCACAAGAAACCATCGATAACCCAACCATCTCCTATCTCATTGCCACTATCTGGAAGATCATCTGTAGAATCTAAAGTACCTTTAATAACAACCCCTTGACCTGTTACTTTTACTACAGCTCCCCATTCTATTACAGAACCTGTTTCACCTTGAACTAATGCTACAGATTTCCACCATATACCCGTAGACATATCAGGAGTAAGTACCCAACCATCACCAGGATTATATGGGTCATTACTAGTAGGCTTCTCAGGTTGAGTCTAGCTCTATTTAAATGCTTCTACTTGATAATTGAAGTTATTACCATCAAGACCAGGTACACCTGTAATTAAATAAGGACCTTGCCAACCTCTTTCATCCTCAGGTAAATTTTCATCTATTACTAACTGGTTGTCAAAAGTAACAAGAGCTTGAATACCCCATATAGCTTCTTTACCAGTAGCAGTAGGCATACCTACACCCCAGATACTACCAGGATTAATATTCAATCTATCTGGATCTCTAGGTTTAACATCACTACCAGATGTCTTAGTATACATTACTCTAAGATGATTACCATCTTGACCATTATCTCCGAATTTAGCCCATAATGCTGGAGAACTAAAGTTACCCCATTTATGTGTGTTACCTTTATACTTTCTTTGACTAACCCATTCGTATTGGAATTCTTGTGTTACTCCCTTAGGATCATCTGTCCAAGGTTGTTCACCAGGAGCTGATTGAGGTATATATTCATCCTGATCTGGATTATTATCTGTAATCTCTGCAGGAGAAGCAGGTAATTTAGTACGCTGATATATATACTCTACGCCATCACCATCTTTACCATTTACTCCCCATTTGGACCAAATAGTAGGATCACTCCACTCACTCCAAGTACCATCAGTTTGCAAGTTATGTGAACAAACCCATTCGCATTGATACTATTCACTGATGCCTGTAGGATGATCAGTCCAACCTTGTCTAATAGCTTCAGTCTGACTATTACCTGTAGGTTTAGTAGGAGTAACTAAACTAGTTACAGTAAGCTTATATACAAACTCAATATTACTACCATCTGAACCATCATGACCATCTGCACCTGTAAGTCTTACAGGTGTACTCCAAGGTACTACTATTGTGCCTTTACTAGAGAAAGTAGCAGTAGACATCCATACATAGCCATTAGGATTACTATCACTACCAGACCAACCTTCAGGATATGTAATAGTATTAGTATCGTAATCCCAGCTACCTCCTACAGGAGTATCGGGTCTTTGTATAGTTTTAGTAGATTTGTATGCTATTACTACTCTAGTAGTATCTCCGTCTATACCTGGTATACCATCAATACCATCCTTACCGTCTTTACCGTCTTTACCATCTTTACCGTCCTTACCTGCATCTCCTGTTCTACCTGCTGGTATACCAAATGAGAATAAGAACTTATCTTTATCTAAAGATACAGATGCTGTAGGAGTACTTGATTCGTATACATCCTTAATTGCAGCCTTAAACTTAGAATTACCTATAACTATATCAGCTACTGATTCAAGTGGTAATTTATAGTTATTGTCTTTCTCTGCAGTAACAATGTATTCACCACCTGTAGCTTCAAGCTTCTCTTCTAAGTCTAATATCTTTACACCATCGCATTTTTGTGTCATATCTCTTTATTTTATAATTTACAATAACCATTACTGCAATTTCCTGTACTGCAAGTATTATTAGAACAAGAGTAACAAATACCACTAAATAAAGTAGCAGAGTTACGCTCTTTCTCTAAGTGAAGACATTTATCGTTTTCTGTATTGAAACAATCACCTTTCTGAGTAAGAATAGCATTGTTACAGCAAGTACTAGCTGCACATTTTGGTTTGATAGATATCTCAAGTAATCTACAGATATCTACATATAATTGTAAAGCATCACGATAGTAATCGGATGCTAAAGCATACTCAAGCAGCTATCTCTTAAAGACTACTAACATTATGTTCTGCATAGTCTGATCATCTAAACAAGTTGAGCAGTGAGTATGTAATTTCCTAATCTCTGCCATATATACAATTGAAGGATTGTAGTATATGCCATGAAAATGTATTTCTTCCTATTCCGTAAAACATCTCAAAGTAACATACTTCATATTCCAATCTAATTCTAGAATATCGTCATTAGTTACAGTTACATTATTATCGGAATCTACTGTAATATTCTCAGAAAAGCTAATGTTATGTATAGGACTGTCTTCAAGTATGTTCTTTAAATTCCATACTTCATCTATATAAACTTCCTTACTATAGCTGCTAAGGTCTACTTCAGTCTCTATCTTGAAGGTCAGTTTATCACCATCTATTTGTATATTTGTTAATTTGTCCATATATCAACAATAAAAAAAGTGGAGAGTGGAATATTCCACAACTCCACTTCTGTAGTTTGTAAAAGGAATCTTATCCAAAATTCAATCTCTCTAACGTGGATTAGGCAATTGTTTACCAGCAATAAATGACTGAATACCTTTATCTACAATAGAATTAACTAAACTAGGACAATAAACTTCCGTAGTCAACGGAGTAGTCTTGATGTACTGATTATCATTGCTCAAGTACAGGTTATCGTTTTCGATGATAGCATAGTCATATTCTGCATCTTCTACTACTTTACGAACCTGTTCAACAATAGGATATGCACCAGTAAATACGTGACCTTTATAACCCATATTACGTACTTCTGCATCACGTACTTGCTTCCAATAACCCTTACCCGGATTACCAGCAGTCTTAACAATCGTAGCACCTACAACTGCCTTAGGCTGATTAGCAAGCAATGCACCAGGAATAGTCTCATACAGAGATGCTTCCATAGATACAACGCTGTATTCACTCAAAGAGTAAACACCTTCATTATCATCCTTCGGCATAGCAGTCAAAGTCAGAACTGCAGCAGAAGCAGTAGCCTGTACTCTACGATTCTTGTGAGCGTTAATCTTCTTCAAGAAAGCGTCTACTAAATCTTTAGCTGTAGTAGTTTCAGCATATACTTCATAAGTATGAGTAAACTGCCAAGCAGCTTCATACATATCCTTATAAACGATACGCAAAACGTAACGATTACCAGCAATAATAGTAGCGTTAGTTAAAGTGATTACAATCTTTTCTTCAACAGGAGCTACATATTCTCCAATTACTGCAGACGGTTTAGAAGCTTTCTGAATTTCAGTAGAGAAATCAATATTAGCTTTCTGTGCTACTGTACCATCAGGCATAGTAACGTTCATCTTTTCACCTGCTACACCTACATACAGAGAGTTAGCATTTACTGCATCAGCAGCAGTTTTAATAAGAGCCTTATTCTCATCGAACAAAGCAACATCACCAACAGCCAAAGCATCTACTGTAGTGTAAGAAGCTGGAGCTTGTTTTCCAATCAGAACTGAGTGTACTGAAGTTATCATATTAAATGTTTGTTTTTAAATTAGACATTAGCGCTTAGTCTATTCGCTTACTTTCTACTTTCCTAACTTGTTGTAAGATTCTAGAGTCATCCAAATAAAACCTTTTAATTCTATTGATTCTTTTTTATATCTTCTTAAGGGATACCATAAAGAACCATTTCTTTTTCCAAACATAGATGATTCTGCATCTGAAAAAGTAGGATATATCTCTATCAAATCACCATCTAGAGATAGTTTAACAATCTTTATATATTCTTTTCTGCTCTTCTTGTATCTTTTTCTATACTCTGGATCTTGCCATTTTCTTTTAGCTGATTCAGAACGTTTTAATCTGGTTTCATCTTTTTCTGTATAGTTTTTAACATACTTATTGTGAGAAATACTGGAACCTCCTATAGTTAAATTATAACCTTTATTTCTATCAGAAGACTAATAATAATCTATCCAATATATTTCTAGGCCGTTTAAGTCTTCAGGATTTTCGCATGTTTCAAGTATAGTTATATCAAAATTAGATAATCCATATTTAGATAGAGCTTTGTGAAAATAACTAGGGTTATTATTCATCTGCCAAATATGATGTGCCAAACGTTCTCTAAATTGTTTTCTAGTTTGCCCTATATAAACCTTCTAATTGATTAAATTAGTAAATTTATATATATAACATTCTTAGATTTTGAAATATCTGAATTTAGTATTTCATTATAACTCATCTTACGAAAGTTTAATTTCCACGTTGGTAAGCGCCTTAATTATTCGTCCTAAGATTTCTTAGAACTTGTATTAGGTATAGTTTGCACTATCATTTGAACTGCTAGATCAACTATATCCTAATGTGTATTTTCTGGAAGATCTGTATATTCTTTAGTAAGATCACTTACATTACCCAGATCTTTTGCTTTTCTTAAGTAGGTAAGTTCATAAGAACTTATATCATAATTACCATCAGTATATAATACAATTTTATTGTCAGTATATACTCTAATAGGTTTTGCTTGATTATAACGCAATCTGTGATCTGATAGACTATTACTTAGTCTAGAGCTTACTGTCTCTATTGTAGCCTCTATTACATCAGACTCATGAGTAATTAAGTTATTACATTTATTATCCTTTATACTTATGTATACATTTTCACCAAGTGCAAACATATAATCTTCAGGATAATTGGCTTCCCATTTGTTACCTAACTTACTAAAATTATAAGTAGTATAATCTTTAGTATTTACTAAAGTACGTATGTTATCAGTAATCTCTTGATTCCTCTAGAACACTCTAAAGTTCTATTTAACATACTCGTCTTTAGCTTTATTTATAAAATGAAACAAAGTATCTGAAGGAAACTTGATAGTTTCATTATAATGAGGTATGATATTATTCAGCTGCCTCTCTACATTTATTTGAAAATCTCTCTCACACATAATTATTCAGATACTTGGTTTAACTAAAACTTAGAAGATTGTCTTTGAGATTCTATATTCTCTAAAGCAATTACTACAGCTCTATTAATAATCTCATACATGACATCCTCAGGAAAATCTAATTCTTGTTCAGGTTTAGTGTAGTCAAACTTAGTTGGTTTCTTAACATAAGTTAGATCTACTCTATAGAACTCTGTATTATCTTCTACTCTTGGAGTATACATAGGATCCTGCATTAAAACAGGATCTACATATACTAAGAGTTTATTATTTTCTAAAGTAGCTACTGGATTCTCTACCCAAGGTATATTATTATAAGTCTGCTTAAAAGGCTTTACTAACTCATGGCTAGTAAGTACACAGTTAGTCTAGAATTGTCCATACTTAAGTAATACACTAAGTATAGTCATTCTATTATCTTCATCATGAACATCTTCTAATGCATACTCATTATAGTCTGTATGTACAGCATGAAGGTTAACATCTGTAGCTATTAACTTCTCTATTTCAGATAAGTTAGATACAGAACCTTCCAAACCTACTCTTAACGCATTGTTACCAGTAATCTTATTACTTAAGATTTCTAACTATGCTTGATTAAGAAATAAGTCTACTTCTTCATCTAAGAATGCTGGGCATCCACCATAAGCAACACCTTCTGCATTCTTATCCAGAACTACCTTGAAAATTATATGAGAATCTTTATTAGTCATTACTTAGATTTAATTTCATTAAGTATTGCTAATTTAATATCTTGATTCTTCTTATCCTTAAGATAAGCAATTACATCTTCAAGACCATTACCAATTAAATCAGTACCAAAGTAATATTGAGCACGATTCTTTCTAATAATGTTTTTAGCAATAGCTTCTTCAATTACGAAGTTAATTTCTTTATTAGGGTTATTTACCCATTTCATCAAGAACTTAGAAGGATCAGCTTCAATAAATTCTGACAATTTAGCTTCAGCAACTTCATTAGACATAGAGTCTGATTTCATACCGTAGAGACGTAAACACTTACGCATTTCTTCAGTAGACATCTTATCCATTTCTCTATATGCTTCACGCTTAACTTTATTGAACTTATTCTGTTCCTCTGCTTCACTATCCTTATTAATCATAACATAATCAGTGCTAGGCTTAATATCGTTAAGGCCATTAGCTACTCTCTTATGTTTCTTAAGGAATAGATATTTTAATTCATCTTCAGGTCTATTAGTATCCAATATCAAATCCTTTTTGCCAATCTTAATAGCAAAAGTATCCCAGAACGTACTATTGGGAGATAACTATCCCTCAGGATAACCAATTTCTTTTTCTAATCTGGTTGCATCTTCTGCAGATAAACCAGTATATAAATTACCAGATCTAGTCCAGTAAGAGCTTACATAGTCAAAACATGTAGGCCATTTAGTAATCCCAGTCCAGGGATTAGTTTTAATTATTCTAACGATTACTTCCATAATATAAAATATTAGATTATCAAGTTAGTAGGGGCCCTAAGGCCCCTTTATTTATTAACCACAAGCTAGCTATTACTCAGCTTCCATGATTAGTTCCCCACACGCACGTGGATCCCTTAACATTATGCCCATTTCTCCTAAGAAGAATACAGTATAACCGTCCTTACCATTAGATCTCAGAGTATTAATAGACTTACCATAGCCAGACGGAAGAACTGCACCACCAGTAGTCCAAGTTACGAATTCACGATCCTTACGAACTACCTTAACGATATTAGCTTCACCATCACGTCTACCCAGATCCAGGAATGTCATACGATATGATTCCAGCGGTTTCAAAGTAACCGGATGCAACTTACGATTGTAAGTAATATCGTCATACAGCGGGAAATACTTCAGAGTCAACTCGATACCATTAGTCATCTTATAAGTCTTGAACTGACCACCAAAAGTAAGGCTGTCACCAGAACCAGTTACAAATACAGTATCAATCAGGTTCATGTTAACTACCTTTTCCTTCAAAATTCTATCGAATTCACGGATACCCATTTCACCAGTCAATGCAACAAACTTACGTTCGTTAGTACCAAGTACATTGTAAGACAAGTCAAACAGGAAGTCTTCCAACAGTTCTGCAGTAAGATGAGTATAGTAACGTCTGTTAGACGGAGCAATCTGTTCCAACAGACCAGCACCAATAAATACTGGACGACCGTTAGTACCCTTCAGATTACAAGAACCATCTTTATTTACATTAGATTTCATGTAAACCAACATACGTTCACATCTCTTATACCATTCACGCAGAGCTACCCATTCCTGATAATCAGCCCACAAATAAGACTTCTTACCAGTCTTAGGATCCTGCAAAGCAATTGCCATTACCGTAGAATAAGCTGAACCAGTAATATCATAGTTGATACGAATTGTAGTAAGATAATTACGCATCTTGAAATGAGTATTATAGTTCAGGATATCGCCCTCTTCACTGTATTCTTCAACTGCAGAAGCCAGACGAGATACTTGGCAACCCGGTTTCAAGAGTTCTGCAGGGATATAAGAAGTAGGCTGACCATCAGCTACAAAACAAGTATATACCCACAGGTTACCGTCCTGATACGGAGCACCTGCTACACGTACTTGGAATTCCTTATCATCAAATTCCAATACAGCAGTAGGACCAAACCAGTTATCTTCTAGCCACAGCATAATAGGTGTATTGCCAAGACCTGCAGTTGAATCATCTGTAATAGCTTCACCATTCCATTTTGCATCTCTAATTGTAACTGCTCTATCGGCATCAATCATTACATTCCACTCCCAGCTCGGTTGATCAATTGTCATTACATTACCAAGACCACCAGTAAGCATATCCAAAGAAGTGTTGTAACCATTATCTTTGGTACCGAATACATAGGACAACACAGTAGCAACCTGATACGGATTCTATTGTGATGCTGCAGAAATCTTAGCGGTATCAATCAAATCACTGAACCACTTACCTTTATACAGTACCAAATTATTCAGAATATTATTATCCATAAAATACTAGTAAATTAATTTTTAGTTATTATTAATTAGCACGCAATCTTCGTGCGAAGGAATTCCACATAGACTCGGTGCTAGTGTTATCCTGTTTATTAGTCTTTCTACTTACTCCTGTTCTATTAAGGCTATTTTTAAACTTGTTAATAGCGGCATTTTGACCTTTTACTTCAGCAGCTTTTACAAGCGTATCTCCTTTCATAGTGAAGTAGGCAGACTCAATTAAATTTTTTACGCTCTTAGACCAATCTTTTTGAAATTTGGTCATACCATCAGAGGTAGGTTTGAATATATATTCCAACAGTATTTGTTTATCCTTTTCTGGAATTTTAACACCGCGGATATTATCCATACCCTTTATTTCGTTGACAACGGTATCAAAGTACTCCTGTTGACGTTGGGCTGCGAGCTTAGCGGCATTTTCTTGGTCTTTCAATAGCTGTTGTTTCTTATTCTCTCTTATGTCCTTAAGAGCTTCAGCAGCATCTTGGGACTCATCTTCAAGAATACCAGCTTCCTCGTATTTAGTAAGTTTCTTTTCAATCTATTTAGCATTAAAACCCTTTTCTTTAAGGAATTCTTTTAATACCAACTTCTGATTACTTTCATCTTCAAGATCAATATCATCAAGATCAATTTCATTGTCAATTGAGAAATAATCTCTCAAATTACCACCATTCTTAACAAACTTATCAAGTTGCTCAACTTCTTCGCTAGCGTATTGTGGTACTGAGTTTTCTTCGATTACATCATTAAAGTAATCAATTAAATCTTCTACAGTCTTAGGTTTGTCATCATCCTCAATATCATCCCAACCTAATTTTTCAGATAAAGAGTCAAAGAAACCTGTTACTATGGTAGTTTCATCAGCAGATTCTTCTGGTTCTTCTTCCTCAACTTCAGGTTCTTCTACTTCTTCTTTTGTAGTAGTCTTAGGTTTAGCCTTAGGTTTAGATTTTACTTCTTTATCTTCTTCCTTAGGTTCTTCCTCTTCCTCAGGTTCAGTTTTAGTATTCTTACGAATATTATTTAATTCTTCTTCACTGAGTTCTTCTCCTACTCCTTCAAGATCAATTTTTGTTTCTTCCTCTTCCTCATTAGTAGGAGGAGTAATAGATTTATTCTTTACACTTGCTCCTGGCATGAGATCTTCAAATACCTCAAAACCGTTCAATGTTACATTATCCATAATTATATATAATTAGATTTGTTATTTTTTCTTTCTTCCTTTATGTTTCCATTTTTTCGCATTCTAAGCAAAGATAGCTCTTTTACGAGTTAATGGATTTTTACTATGAGTAAGTTCTTCGGTTGTTTTACCAGTTCTTTTCTTTAAAGCATTGAACTTACCTCTATTCTTTTTCTTTATATGAATACCACCATACTTATATGAAGGTATGGGATATTCCGGCATGATACCTGTATAATCTATCAGATCACTCATTTTTATTATTATTAAAGTAAGCGTTAGTTCCTAATGCAGTAGTACCTAGTAATGGGATAGTATTAAACCACTTAGTATAACCTCTTAAACTTTTAAACTATTTACTAGCTCTAATAGTAGAATCATATTCGGATTTATTCTATATATCAGTTAATGCCTATTTTATAGTAGATGGAGATATTTTATCATTTCTTCTATTAATCTTTCCACTATTAAATAAGTATTCTCTAAGTTGATTCATATAAGCCTTCTATTCAGTAGGTAAGCTAAAGTAAGAATCATGCTCATCTACTTTAACTCCATCCATATCTTTACTCATCTAGTAAAATAAATTACTATTAGCATCTGCATGAGGAGACTTATTTTTAATAAAATCAGTATAATGATTCAATTCATGTAATGTTACGTCACCCGTTAAATCTGTAGATAATGGGTCTATAGCATATTCAAATTCTCCTCTACCTGGAGGTGTTCCTCCTTTATCTACTCTGGTTTGTGCATTACCTTTGGCTCTCATCTTTGCTCTACCAGATATACCAGAATCTAATATAGCTTTAGGAATGTTATTAGGATTAGTATTATAGTCCTATATTAAATCAGAGTATATTCTAGTATAGTTATCTCCAAAATTTCTTTTAACCTCTCTAGCTCTTTCCAAGTAAGAAGGATCATCCATTAATCTTTCTATAATACGATAACCTTCATTGTTAGCCTATGATGTTAATTTAGTTGACTAATTTATAATAGCTTCCCGTCTTGCCTTTTCAGTAGCTAAAGCATCAATCTATCTCTACACTTGTTGGTCTAGCAACTTACTATTAGCGCCATAACTATTCTTAGGTGTAACGCCTTTATATTTACTCCTAAACTATTTGACAGTCATAGGTACGAACGGTATCATAGTATCTGCAGATAATCCAGCACCTAACCAATCTCTATTCTTTACAGCATTATAAGTATCTCTAGCTGATATAACATCACCAATAGGAGTCATGTTAGCAGCATCTTCAAGACTGAACACAGGTTTTAAACCTTCCTCTAAAGGTCTACCACTACTACTTCTACCTGTAGCTTGATAGAATCTCTCCTTCTCAGGGTCACCTGTCTGACCACCATCTGCAAATGCTTCTACCTTCCAATCCCAATAGCCTTTACCGGGATTATTCTCCTGGTAAGACTTTAGGTTTTGCATTCTCTATTTAAATGCTTGTCTATCCATATTAGTACTTACATGTTTCTAAGTACATCTTTAATAGATTAACTAAACTTTCAGGATCTGAGGAATGTGCTCTAAGACATATCATTGGTTCTTCATCTGTTTCACAAAACTTATCGTGTAATACTAAATAATAAGTTAAAGCACTGCCATCTATATTACTAGTGTACCACCAATAACATCTATAATTTTCATTCAGATCTTCAGGATATTTCTACTAAAGATATTTCAATGTTTCTTCACTATCCATAATTTTTTCAATTATTTCTTTCCGCCTTTACCCTTCTTAGAGCTACCAGACTTTTTACCTCCACATGCCATAATTAATCTCTCCTATTATTTAATTGTTTTAAGATACTGTTTCCAATTCTTCTTATTAGCCTTATAAGTCTTCTTTCTATCCTTAATTTTGTACTTATCAAGATCCTCAGGCTTACGTGTTTTCAGATAATCAAAGTTATCGTCATTAGCATAAGCTTCCATCTCATAAGGAATAGTATAGTAAGCACTAGATGCAGGATAGATTATAGGGTTACCTTTAATCCATTCCCATGCATAAGACCAATAATAACTTATCCATCTCTTTCTATCTCTAGCCTGATAGAGATGAATGTTTTCGTGATTCCAAGTAGTAGGCTTAATCTGAGATTCAGGTTTTCTACTTAACAAGTAACCACACCAGCTCATTGTAGAATAACCACTAAATGGATAGTGATCCATGTGTTTATATTCTACTTTATCTGCTTTTACTTTAGTAAATAGTTGTTTAACTATCCACCATGTTTCTTTAAGCCAATTCATATTCCTTTAGTTTGTTTAATATTACGCCGTCTATATCAAATATATTGTGAGAACTATATCGAAATAAACTAGTATTAGTAATTTGATTAAAAATATCTACGAAATACTTAGTATTGTTATTTTTCCCAACGCACCATAACCAACACTATATATCACAGGTTAGATCTCTTGGATATTTATTTGTAATCCTATTCCATTCTTTTTCTTGTGGTTCCATGTTTTATTTCTCTCCTGTTACTTTATTCTTAATTGCAGTTTTAGCTTTTAGTCTTTCTCTTTCCATTGCCGCTTTGTCTTTAGCTGCCTGCAACTTCATTTCATGATCCATTCTTTCCCTTTCAAGCTAATTCTTCTTATCTTCTATCTCTTTCTTCATCTTTTGCTCTCTAATCTTAGCATTGAATTCAAATTGTTTAGAAGCTTCATCAGATGCTTGCTTACGTTCAGCTAAAGCTTGCTGGGCTATCTCTACTGGATCTGGAATCCCATTACCATCTTGATCCATATTCTCAGCACCTCTATAAGCATTAAGTTGAGCTACAGTAATCTTAGTAGCATTATCTTGATCTATCTTATATTTCTCAAGATCCATTTCTGCTTCTTTAATCATAAGCTCCTCTTCCTTAATCTCATTTTGCATTTGAATAGCTTGCTGTTCGCGTTCTGCTTGAGCCTACTCCATAGCCTGTTGCTGTTCCATACGTTTCTGCTCAATCTCCTCTAATCTAGACTTAATCATACTAACATTATCCATAGTAATGATTTCAGCTATATCGAGTAAGCTAGCTCCGTTCTGCATAGCGGGTTGCATTAACTGCTTAAGTGTTTCTATATACTGTTGATTCTTAGTAGTATCTTCTATAAAGATATCAAAATCCTCATAAAGCATATCATCTGATAGTGTTAAGAATGCTCTAGTGGCATCATCTAATATATATTGTAGATGCGTTTTACTACCATCCTTCCAAGCCCATCTAGCAGTATTAAGCAACATAGTTAAGCATTCTCTCTTTACCTGATTGTGTGTCCAGAACCAAGGTTCAGTAATGTGAGCTGATTGTACTACAGAACGTTCTACATTACCTACTAATTCATTAGATGAAATAGACCCTTCTCTTTGCTTACTAACTCCAGATATCTCAGACAGCATACTTTCAATCTTATCCATAAGATTAATATACTAGTCTATAGTATTGGCCATAGTAAGATCAAGAGCTGTAATCTAGTTAAACTAGCTAGGTTTACCTCCTTCTCTACCAGGTATGTCCCATCCTTCTTCATACGGATTAATAAAGTTTACTCCAAGAGCAGATAAGTAATGCATCCATTTAGATACATCTATATTCATAGATTTTGGTATCTAAGTAATGTCCATGTTTACTACTTTACCTTTATCTCTAGCCATAGCAAGCTCAAGTCTATACCATAGTACAATATACATATACTGTAATGGTTTCATCATACTTACTAAACTACGAGGTCTACTGTTTGTATTATTATATACTACTCCAGTATAAGGCAATCTCTGAGAGTTAGGATTATCAGATGAAGTATATTGATATTCTAATGGTTGTATTCCTATATATAAGTCTTCACCAGCTCTATATCCTTCCCATACTTCAGTAATCCATTTCCATTCTACATTGAGTTCCATCCCTGTCTCTTTATAGCTCTCATCTACTTGATATTCTTTAGGCTCGCCTAATTCAGGATCAATTATAGTAACAAAACCTATTTTCTTAAACGATTTCCAGCAACAATGCCATACTTTCACACTATTAGTACTATCAAATGGATTACTGCTGAACCCGTTAATAGTATGAGTCTTAATATGAGTATAATCTAAAGACGTCTTTCTTACTTCAGGATTTATACCCCCTTTAGAAGCTTGATCCATCATATCTAACAACTAATTTAGCTGTTTCTCAGACATCTTATCGTATAATCTATCATATAGTTCAGTTACAGACATATTCATTTCATAACAGCACCATTCTGCGTCATGAATGAATTCTAAGTCGGACGTTTCAGTATCATAATCAAAGTAGATAGGATTAACACGTTCGAGGCACGGTTCTCCATTTAGTATACCTACATAGTATATCTCTTCACCACCAACTAAAGCATCCTTCCAACCTTTAAAGAATTCATGAGTAATATTTAACTTATTCTTTAAGTAATTAAGACTGTGGTATGCAGTTATTTCTGCGATATCTTTATAGTCTTTACTCATGTATTTTTGTATCTACTAAGGAGTCATTATTTCACCATTTTGCAAAGCTTCCTAGTATCTAGCTTGTTCTTCAGGACCTAATTTACTCATTATAGTAGCCTGAATATAATCTATTAAAAGCTATTTAGCTCTGTCCTACATCTCACTAGCAGCTATATCACTTGTACGTACTACTTTAAAATTGAATGGTCTTTTGGTTTCTTCTCCCAACAGTAAATCTATCTTAGGCTTAATTATATTATAATCCTAAGCCATTGCAGGAAAGCCGTCCTGCTGTTTAAAAGGATTAGTAACATACTTTAGATCTTTTTCATTGTATATACTATTATAGAGATCATAGTATGTTTGCATCTCCTCTCTGCGAGTTCTGTTATTACCATTTCTAGAACCTCCTAAACTACGACCTATAACATAGTCTATACAACTTTCTTGCCAGTCTTTTGTCTTCTTAGACATGGGAAGTTTCTATATTGGCATTTGATTAATATTATTCATAATTAAAACATATATGCTTCGATATTATCTATAGCTTCGTCGTCACGAAACCATTCTTGAGTAAATATAGGGCCTTCAAACAGCACCCTATTTCTATTCTCTTTTTTAATCTCTTTTACTTTAACATTATATAGCTATTCTCTATATATCATTACTTGGGTCAACGCCATTACACGGTCTACGTTAACTACATCATTTGCAGCTATAAGTTCCTCTAATAGCGGTTCCGACATTATATTGTATAAGTTCTTCTTGCCATCCGCATTAATATCATTAAGCCAGTCTTTTATTAGTCCCCATCCCCACTGCTTAATCTATTTATTCATATGGCAACCCTTTTTTCTATTTACTTTAGAATTACTTACTATATCATTAATTATATCTGGTTGATCAGCAAGTAAGTAGTCACAATGCTTATTAGTAAAGTAAACAAATATACCTTTATTTTGATTCTCATACATTGCTCTAGCATTATAGTATATAAGCAATTTACGTACATTTTCATAAAAATCTTCTGCTGATTTAGGTCTACCTGTATACTCCGCTACTATTATATCTGAATACTGTTCTATAGACTATACTCTCTTATATATAAAACAAGAACCTAATGATGTAGTACTCGATTCGTCATAATCATATGAGTCTATACCTGCAATATACAAACCAGCACTAGCATCCTTATTAGGATGCTCCCATATTACTATAGAACCAGTAGGATCATCTCCTACTAACGCTCCAGTAACTTCATCCCTTTTAGTTCTTAATGGATAATGTGTTATATCTCCTGTCTTCTTAATAACCCATTTAAGGCTACCGTCAGGTTGCCATACTAGATCGCCTACCTACTTATGATTCTATAATTTTTTATTAGTTCTGAGTAATGATAACTACTCCTGTAATTCCTTCTTAGGAAATATGTTACCATTAAACTCTAGCATAGCTTCTGCTGGAGTAATAGGTCTTTCCGCAACATATCTATCAACTGCTGCATTATTAGTAGCATTAGTTATTACTACTTGTCTTTCTGCTAATATATACTCTAAAGACTTCTTACGGTATGTATTACCGTCTTCATCCATATATATACGTTTACCCTTCTCATCACGTATATCTAAGTTAGTATATTGGGGTACAAAGAAACCACATTTATTAGTAGTAGCAGACTCATCCCATATGTTGTCAAATCCTAAACAGTTGTATCCATCAGGATTATAGAACATATCCTTCATGGTTTCAAATGCAGAACCTTCATCACCACCAGTACCCCATACTATCATAGTACCAAATGCTATACCGTCTACCTCTACAGAAGGCCTAGCAATTTGCCATGCTGCTCCTAATTCAGAGAAAGAACCACCCTCTTCAAACATAATAAGATTAGCTTTCTTACCACGTACTACATCAGGATTATCTTTCAAAGTAACACCTATAATTTCCGACTTATAACCTAATTCTATAATGTTACCGTAATCATCTTTAGTATAGAATCCCGCACGCCTACGCATCTAAGTATTAACTGATCGCTTCTTACCCCACGCTGTATTCTTATCTATAAAGTCCATATAGTCCCAAGCTTTAGTAAGAATACCATCGTCTGTTAAATACTATTTATTTGATGCATATATGAAAGTTTTAGAGTATGGTATTAGATAGAAGTTACGGCATGCCATAGAACCACCTTTGTATGAAAAACCTTTACGTCTAGACTTAAGTAGACATAAATGCTTACCCTACTCTTGGGCTTCCTATACTGCATTAAAATAATAATAGTCATAGTCCCAGAAGTCAGGGAAAGTTACTTCATTCACACGTTTTACTTTAGTATTACCTAACTCATCTGTAGTAATATGATTAACTATACGAGATATAGGACAATAGTTTAAATAAAAATAGTTATACCCGCTAATGAAATCTCCATCATCAGCTGTATAACCATCTACACATCTTTTACTTTCTTCATCCCAGAACTTAAAATATTCTGAAGTACCTTCTGGATATACGCAATAAGAACCAGTAGCTATGAACTATAGTGCCGGTCCTCTAAATTTATTACTATTTACTATCTTCTTATTAAAGTCTACCATTGAACCGTTTATTTGTCAGTTTCACTCTCGTCTGAATCTTTTGAATACTTTTTGATTGCTAATACTATTCTGTCCTTAAAATCAACTGCTAACTCATCTGCTGTTTCACAGAATAATCCATTTGCAGCGTTCCATGTAGTTAAGTTAATCGAATACTCATCAAGTTCATCTTCCATAAAGAAAGTTACGTTCTTACCTCTAAGTTTATCCATACTACGTGTTTTCAAAAAAGGGGCGCGTTTCACAACGAACCCCTTCTATTCAGATAATAATTTATAACTTAAATTCTTTTAATTACGAAAAATTTATTGGGGAAATTTCTGTAGCTGTAACCTAGTTTCTTGAGCTATGGTTTTATACGCCTTATGTTTAGTACTCCCCACCTGGGCTAACATACCCCAGACTACCTGTTCACGATAACTACCTATCCAACAAGTTTCCTTCTGCTATTATAGTTTCAAAGGACTAGTATTTTTTAACGGTAAGTAGAGGGTCATTCTTATCATATTTCAGAAGTTCGGATACTACCCACAGCTACTGCAAACTTACCGTTATTGGTAGCCCCACTACGACTCGAACGCAGACTAAGAGGGTTAGAGCCTCCTGTGCTAACCATTACACCATAGGGCAATATCACGTGGATATTCTTACCCTCCACGTAAGGGTTCTGATGGTTTAGAACCAAGATTTAATTCTTTGCCATAATGACTTCTTTACAGGTTTGTTCAAATATTCCGAAGCTTCTTCAATCTGTCTAAACACTTCTTCTGTATCCTTAGTCAAATCTATAGTAATCGTAAATTTCTTATTCATAATATTTTTATTTATACACTATAACGTGTTGTTAATATTTAGTTATATTTTAATGTATTATTTCGCCAACTCATACGGATTTACTTTAGCATCTCCTTTAACTTTACCTATAGCTAATTCTTCAGCTTTAACCATTGTTTCTAGTGAATCAATACTCTTAAGTACTCCACCAACGGAAGTCATGCCAGCTAATAAGTCCTTAATCTTCTTTTCATCTAAAGTATCGTCTAATGACTCTTTATAGTACTTACTCACACTATCTAACTTTAGACGCATATTGTTTAACATTTGTAGAGCTCTAGTATTAAGTAAGGTTTTATATTCATCTTCACAAATCAATTCTTCTGCCGTCAATTTGTAATTCTCATCATCGAATATTTCCTTTTTCAGTTTAAGTTCTCTACTGTCTTCATCCATACTTTGTACATAAGGGCTATCCCATTTATTCATAAGTACAATGTAACTTATTACTTTAGTAGCATGCTCCTTATCAGGTTTATCTGCATCCCACACTCTTCTAAAGCATGGGATGCCTATAGCATCTGGGTGTATTTTTACTTTACCTCCAATAAGATCAAATAGTTTCATTCGTAAGAACTTGTTTATTATCTTCTTTACTCCATCTTATAAGATCGTCTTTAGCAAAGGCATCAGAACAGACTATTGGTTTTAGCGTCCACTTATTACTTATAGAATCATATTTACTTAGTATAAGTACAATATCCCCTAATTTGTAGTCTATTACTTCCTCTTCTGTTATTACTTGACCATCCTACTATGCAACATACATAGTTCTACATTCAAAGTTATCAGATACATTTTTAATGCTATTAGTATCTACTTTATATAAAATAGCATTACCGTATTGATCTATCAATAATTTATCCATATTAACAACCACACTGTACAGGTTCACAAGCACAATCACATTCAATATCACAAGAAGTAGATTTCTTTTTTTCTTCTTGCCCCTTTTCTAGCAATCTGTTATAGTGATTCTTTACTTCATCATTTTCAATAAAGATGTACTCTGCGCCACTTTCTTTATCTATAGGATACAATTTTATTACCATAGTGCCTTTAGTAATACTCCTTCTCTCTTTAGAACCATCTTTCTTTGTATAGATCCACTCTCCATCTTCGGGAATATACCATGTATAGTCTACATAAAAATGATTTAGTAAGCTAACATTTTCTACTTCTTTATCGTAACTAATAACGGTACCTCTATCTACTGAACAAATATACTTAATCATAATAATCAATCAATTAAATAACCTAAATAATATTCTTTCTATAATCTCGCTATAATTTCCTTAGCACGCCCCATCGGTACATTCGGATTCACATAATCTGGTTTTATTTGATAATTCTGTATTATCTGCTAAAACTTCTCTATCTCCTCCTGTATGCTCTACTTTTTTATATTCTTCATACTTCTTAAATAGCATATCACACATTGCATTTACCTGATCGGCTCTACTAGGTTCTGCATTACTCTTCCCATTATCTATTATAGTAGTAGTAATACTGTCAATTACATCATTTGTGAAATCTTCATAAGTAATTACGCCTTCATTAATTAATTCATCTACTTTGTTATATAGGCGCTTCATTTCCTTACTAAATGAACCATAGAGTGGTTTATTGTTTTCCACTTCTAATTTCCACATCATTTTACTTTCTTCAATTGTCATATTCTTTGTTTTTTAACTCATTACAGATAGTATTACTTATATTTCCTGCAGCCCATCCTACTAAGTAGGCATACGCTTCATTGCCATCTTTAAAGTCTCGCGTATATAAACCTAATTGTTCACAAAAGTAATCCGCAACGTGTACTGCCTCATGAGGAATCATGTCTGGAGTAATATCTTCTGCATTAGCAACAGCTATCACTATTACTCCGTATTTATTATCACTCTTACGTATTACTTTACAAGTAACCATTCCACCATCATATTTATCTATTTCTTGTAGTAATTTATTATATTCGCTTCCATCGTTGTTACCATATATATCAAGAAATATAAAATATTTATCTAAATCCTCAATATTAGTACTTACAAATAATAGTCTAGGGTATATCTTAGGACTATAAACATCATACGGTTTCTTTTTCATATCTTTTCTTTAATTTGAATTTGCCTAAGTAAGAGAATCTAACTGGTTTGGGATCTAAATTAGAGATGATACTATTAGTAAATCTGAACGGGCTGTTACATATTACTTCTATAATAGGATATGGTATGTTATACTTATTACTTAGCTCAGTATATATACTCACTTGATTCCTCATTTAAATCTATCTTTTTGTAATATTTACATTCTTCTAAAGTAGAAGAATCATTAAATGTATTAGGCCTTACTATATTGATTATAGCCTTAATATCTTCCCAAGTTCTATCATTTACGCAATTATCATAAACAGATTGTAGTTTGTGTATCTCCTGTTTACTGTACTTGCGTATAGGAGTATATGCAATAAAATTATACTCATCTATCGTAAGTAGCTCTATATTAGTAGGAATGATCTCAAACTTATTATAAGGCAAATCCTTTTTCTTTAATTTATTCCATAATCTGGTAAATATGTTATATTCTTTCCAACATAATATAGTGCCAGGTCTTACTATTGTTGTTTTAATCTTCATCTTTATTTACTCTTAATATTATAGTAATCTGTACTCTATCGCCGATTATTTCAGGTATAAGCGCCTTATTCACTACAACTTCATCTTCAATCTTACCTTTAACTAATATTCCTTGCTTCTTAAATCTAGCTATATATCTACTAAGATTATCAGGAGTAATACCTAATACTTTCCTAATATATTTTCTGTTTTCAGTAGATATTACATTTTTACTTATGTTAGGGAGCTTAGGAGTGTTAACATCTATTGCTATGAATGTAGCTAGTAGCTCTAGCTCCCTATCAGTAAGATCAAGTATACCATTAAGGCTCTTTAAGAATTCTGTGTTTAAATCGGCTTTGCTTACGCTTTTTACCAATTTATTCATTTGTTAACGTATCCTTAATTTTATTTAAAACCTTATTTAAGTTATAATACACTGTCTCAGCTTCTAACTTAACACAAGGTTGTATTTCACCTTTATTTGCTCTTTCATTAGTCTCTTTTAGGTTACTTTCATATTTCTCAAGTAGGTCATCAATGAGCTCTAAAGTAGCATCTACATTATACTTACTTTCATCATCAATACTTAAAAGATAACCTTCTTCACATAAGTAATCTGCAGTATCATAATCTAAAGACATCATTCTAGTGTAATTATCTTCAGCAATGTTAAATGATACTAAACCTGTTTCATCTTCTGCTAATACATCACCTTTCTTAGCAGAACCAAATTCCTTAATTACTTTGTAGCTCATAATATTTATTTTAAATGTTTATGTATCTATAAACGGTAGAATAAATAAATGTTAAAATCTGTTAACATTTATTAACACTTATTATATAGATAATAAAAAACCCTGACTAACGCCAGGGTTCATTCTAACAATGAGTTAAGCAAATTTAAATTGTATTTGATATAGCAATTATATCATATGGTTTGACTAATTGACTATCCTTAAACAAATCAAAGTCCTTAGCAAACTTTTTATTATAAACAATAGTATCTCCTACTTTATATTCACATTCTGTTAAGCATGTAGGAATCTTCAATACTATACCTGTTGAATATTCAGACTCTACCTCCTTAGTTTCAGTTTGTGTATCATACTTATTGAAACCATCTTCATCAACTTCACCTGTAGGAATCTGCTCTGTTATCTCTTTAGTAACCATAACTGGTTCCAAAGGCTTAACTAACACATCCTTCAACATAGTATACTTAATTCCATTTACTACTGTTTCTAGTACTTTATCTTCCATAATATTCTATATTTAATACTCAAATAACGTATTATTTCTTATTTTGTTTCTCTAATATTAATATATTTCCGCCATTAGAACAACAATAACGTCTAGCCAAAGTAGGACAGTTTCTATTTAAGAAATAACAGCCATCACAACTACCTATTGGATTAGACTCTATTATAAACTATTTGTTGTCTATTGTTACTGGTATTCTATCTCTTACTATCTTTGCTAATTCCTAATCATTTAATGTCATAGTCCTTTCCTTTTCCGTGTTTATCTAAGTAAAGCATAGCTATTGCATTCCAAGCTACAGCTGCTAAGTGGTTTACTTTAGTTTCATCATCAACCTTATTACCCTTCTCATATTCAAGTAAGTGTCTTAACATAGCAGCTTTATATCGTTGGTAGCCATTCTCTAAGTTCTGCCAATTATTATCACCATATTTAATAGAACCAGCAGTATAGAGCCTCACTATATCTTCAATCTCTTCTAAAGGTAGTAAATCCCAACGTAGCTTACCATCTTGGTAATCATTTTTCTTCCCCTCTTTCATTGTTTATCTCTTTTAAGTATAAATCCTTGAGTACATAATGAAGTAATCCTAGAAGGGCAATAACAATTATATAAATCACATCCTTGACACATACCCTTTACTTCATTCTCTACTAAAGTATAAGGTTTATTACCAAAATAAACTCTTTTACCTAAGTAAGCGACTTCTTTAACTTGTTGTTGTTTCATAGTAATTATACTTGTGATTATCTAAAGTAGGAGTAATTAATATTATAACGCTTTACTTAACTAGATACTGTTATCATCTTACCCCTCTTACTCCCCATATAACGTTTAATATACTGTCTTAGTTACTATTTCTTTAACATTTATTAACATTATTTATAGTTATTTAACGCTATTAAGTTCAATGTTTTTAACATTCATTAACGATTTTAACTCATCAGCTAACTTCTTAGCATCTGGGTGAGCTGCACCACTACAGCGTAATTCAAAGAAATGTTCCCAATCGCTCTCAAAGCCTGTCATTACTAATTCTGTTTTGATTGCGTTAGGTAGTACTGCTCTTGCTTCTTGAGGTTTCCATCCAGAGCTAATTAGGTTGTTATAATTTTTTTCGGCTTTAAACAAAGAATCTATTAAATATTTAGTATGTGTCATAAATATGACGTTTCCTCTAAAACTTCCATCTAAATTTTCTCTATAGTAATCACTAGGATACATACATCCACCAATAGAGTCTCTAATTATACATTCTGGAAAATCATTTAGCAAGGATGGTATAATAAAAGTACATTCATTATTAAACTTATCCTTACTATAGTTGCAATATCTTTGAGACTCCTGTGCAAAGCTGAATACTCTGTGTCTAACAAACTCATGACTTACTCCTCTATCACATATGAATTTAGCTGTAATACGTTTTTCATGATGATCTGTAGGTTCTACTTGATACTGCAAATCATCTAATCTATCATTCTCTACTATTACTCGTAGATTAGTTGTCACATATATTGAATTTCCATGTTTACGAACTCTAGTATATTTCTTGTGATTACCATCTGACCAATATAGTCTAGCTGGTGGAAGATGTCCGTCTTCTGTTTTATCTATCTTTAAATAAATAGTACCATGCTCTAACATAGCTCCATGACCAAGCTTAATCATACGATCTACAAACTCTTTAGCGCTATTCTCTGTTATCTTATCTTCAGACTTATAACAAGTTCTACCTGCTAATTCTATCATCTTATAAGGATCTTTTTCCTCAATAATCTGTACACTGGATTCTATTAATTTCATATTATATAGTTATTTGTTATATATTCTATAACGTAAATATTAAGAATAATTATAGATATTTAACATAAATTAAAAAAATATTTTATAAAATTTTTTGAGAGAGGTGGTGCGTGTGTGGAGTAGCAAAAGTTCACTCCCCTGCATTTAGTATCGGAAGGGAATACCCCAGTATTGTTCTTTATGGGCATTCTCTTTCGATATTTATTTGTTTATTTTTTTTGTTTTACATTCAAATCTTTATTATCATGTTGTGTTATTTACAAAGTGCGGAATTAAGACCACGAGACGGTAAGTTACCTTTTTTTATCTGTAAGTGGCAGGGTGTCGTAGGCGATACAAGCGCGGATAAAGTAACGGATGAAGGAAACGGAGTTGTAAGAATTAATGTTAAAGCCGCTTTAGCTCGTAACATTACCTTAACAAAGTCTATATTTCCAGCGGATGAAGAAGCGTTAAGTGAGTGGAAAAAGCTACTCAAGTGCCGTGTAATGTACGTTCCCGAAAAGAATGAGGACGGAACGTATAAGAAAGACGATAACGGGAATTATATTCTCAATGAAAAAGTAAAAGAGGAAAACAAAAACAAATGTGTGGTAAATTTACTTTACAAACAAGTAGATTTAGCCTCTATCAGTGACGAAGTGAAACGTATTGAGTTTACCACCTCTGATGGTAGAGTAATGAAACAAAGATTTATTACTGTCATCGGTTTTGCTGATGAAAAAGATATTTGGGCTGAAGAGATTACACCTGAAGAAATGGCAGCAAACAATCTTCGTACTAATCTTGCAAACGGTACCTACATTGATATCACGGATGAAGAGGAGGAAACGACTAAACCGGCAAAGACGGAAAGTAAAAAATCTACACAAAAGTCTGATGATGATTGGGATTAAACGCGTGATTGGTGGGGAAACCCACCATCCTCGTTTTTTAAGACTAATTGTTTTACCAAAATAGACTAATCACATAATATATAGCTTTTATGGATAGAAGTGTAATAATTGCCTTAGTTATTTTTGTTTTTCTCTGGATCATAATACTAAAATATTGTATTGAAACAAATGATTGGACTGGTTTCATTTACTTAAATGGTTTAGCTTTGTTAGTAACAATATCATGTATATGGGCAAACAAAAACAATAAATAAACTTTTAAAAGAACAAGAGAATAGCATAGCAAAAATAATGCGCTTGTTCTACAAACTCTATATGTAGATCCAGTATCAAGGGACCG